TGAAACGGCACGGAAGCATCAAATGATGCTTCCATTATGAAAGGAATGCCGAAAAGGAAAAATATAAATCCTATACTTAGCAAAACAAAACCGATTTGTCCAAGTTCCATATTTTTTACTTTTTATGTTCGTAGAAAACGATTTCACCTTCACACGTTCCCAAACTTGATTGCTCTCTGAGCCATTTCATCTTTGGTACATAGGTGCTGTCCATTTCCTCTGTTAGAATCCAAAGGCTGCTATTTTGCCATTGTGCATTGACAAGTCTTTGGTTGTAAGGCAAATCAATTCTTTGGTAACCGCCAATAAATCTTGTTCGTTGGTTCTTTGTGCAAGTAAAAACTAAAACAGAAAAAAGAATCCATACACAGAAAGTTAACAATACATTTTTCATAATTTTATTATTTTAAATTGATTTTATTTTCATTTGAGAATATGCTGAAATTTCCTATATCCTTTAGGAGTTTTACTAGATAATCATCATTTTGGCAATAAGATATTATTTTTAGGATGTCTTCACCAGTTAGTGGCACATTATGCATTGTAGTAAGATATTCCTTGTCGCTTGGAGACATAATGAACCATTCATCGCGTTTCCCGACATAGAAGCCTCTACTACCCGAATACAATGAAATTCCAGCATATCCATCGGTTTCTTTAATGTTTGCGTTTTTATTTTCGACCCATCTGATTTGCCCGAATTCATTTCCTTTAAAAACCCAATCACCTACATCAAATTTCTTATGTGGCGAATTTATATATTGCAACTCAAGTTCTTCTTTTCTTTGCTTTTTGAGTTGGTTAAGAAATTCTTCAACCTCTCTAATTAATTTTTCGTCAACCATATTGTTATATATTATTTTATTGATTAAAAAATTTCACATTTATGGCAAATTGTTATCTTTACCATAAATGTGATTGAATTGGATTGTCACATACTGAATTAGTATGCGTATGGAGTTTCGATTTTAACGGTGTTCACTGTGTCAGCAGTAATTACCTCACCCAATTCAATGATATTTACTTCTGCGTGTCCAGCATCGAATCCGTAGATGAAAGCGTTTCCATCCTCGATTGAAACGTTCTTTTTCTTCCACTTTTCAACTTTCTTATCACTGATTTTGGCGAGTTCCTCGTCTTCGTCATCCCAATCTTCTGCAAGATACTTTCGGGCATACTTGTCGATGATGTTTGACTGCAACTGTTCTGCGGTTGTACGTGAATCACAGTGATAATTTTTTGATTCCATCTTGAAATCATCGGAATCAAGAGCGATAACTTGTACTAAAAACATAATTTTGATTTAATTTAAAAATTGTTGTTGGTATTTTTTCTTGATGCAAAGATAGTATATAATTTTGACACACGCAAATAATTTTCGTTAAAAAATGCTAAATGTTTTAATATTTAATTATTGTTTCAGCGTATTGTTTGTAACCATCGTATTGTCTGCGGTTCACATAAAAACCGTCTTCGGTAAGTTGTGCTAGCAATTCATCTGAAATAAAGAAGTCAACACTTGTAGAATATTCGCCATTTTTTTTTGCCTCCAAAATTGCTTTATAAACAGTTTCTTGTTCATCAGCCAATCTTTTTTGATTCACTTTGTCGGCATCAGCATGTGCCTCTTTTGCAGTAATTCGTTTAATATTTTCCATAATTTTTATTTTATTGTTTCTATAATTTTTTTCAAATGTTGAATTTGAGACAATAAGGATTCCTTATATATTTGTGTTTGTCTACTGTTCAAATTTGGTTTTGGGTATCTGTTTTCATTTACTTTTTCTGCTTGTTTTTCTATTGTACCATCAACCCAAGCAGAAAATGGTTGCCATTTGTTGAAATCGATTTTTGTATAATCCATAAAACAAATTTCATTGATTAAGATGTTTTAATCAATACATCTTCAAGATAAGCCCATCTATTAACTTCGTGTGGCCAGATTCTGCACATACCCGATAGGAAATAATTGTCATCTTTGCAATAGAATGCCACATCGTGTGAAGTACCCTTATCATATTCAACCAACACCTCTTTACTAGAATGTGGCAATTCATCATTTGTATTGTGCCAAATATTGTTTTCTTGGTCTTCAAGCCAAAAAAACGCACTGCTGCATTGCCCGTTGAATTCTGCATTGGATGGGTTTAACTTTCTTATTTCTTGAATCATTTCTTTTATAAAAGAAATAATTGCATTCTTATTTTGAGATTGATTGTTTGTTTTCTTACACATATTTTATTTGTTAAATTATCAAGAAAATCCAATAATATGCAATATTACATCGTCTGGAAAAATTGTTCGCATATTTTCCAAATTGTATTTACAATCTGTACTAGAATCAATAAAATAATTTTCAGATTTCATTGAAACAAAAGCATAACCATACAAAAAATCACGACAAAAATCAAACCATTTATTTTCATCTTTCAAAGCCCCAAGAATGTTGATATAATTCCATTTGCCATCAAGTTTTATACGCGCCCAACCTTCTATTGAAAATTCACAAGCAATGTCAAACCATTTCTTCGAAATTAATTCGCCATCTTTCGTTATGTAATTAAAAACATTCCTACATTTAACAACTGCAATTTCCTTGTGACGTAGATTGCTTTCAGCATAGTTGATTGGCGAATAATTAAAACAAGATGCGTTTGCATGGCAAACTTTAAAAGGTGTGATAATGTCAATACACTCAATTACAATGACATGACCAATAGTATTAATGAAATACCATTTTTTGTTATGAAAACCAATCACAAAATCATTGTTTTCTTTTGGATTGTAGTTTATTTTGTCAAACCAATAATTAAAGGAAAGTATTGCCTTGTTTTCATCAAAAACAAAATTTTTTTCGTTTAAATTATCGCAATAAGCCAAGTTAAACTTGCCTTCTTGATTCTTGACGCAACAAACCTTTGTTTCCTTGTTTACAACTGATATAAATTCCATATTTAATATTATTAATGTAATTTATCCAATAATTCACCCTTTTTTCTTACCAAATCAGCAATTTGGGTATCAATATAATCGTTTTCCTTTTTTGCTTGTTTTTTCTTTTCTGCTTCCATTTCCTTCCGCTTTTCTTCAAGCAAGTTGTTTACATAGGAATCAAGTTCTTCATCAGTATAACCAAGAAGATTGACATCAAAGTCAACTGAAAAATAATCCACCATATGACTTCCACCGCCATAACTAACTTCGCCATAACCGCAAACCTTTTGGGTTTCCGTGTCAATGTAAAAATAGTCAATGCCGCCATAGTCACTATTAACCTTATTCAACTTTGTTGCAATCTTTTTGCACTGATTTTCAAACTCAGAATAAAGATTCAAAAACAGTTCAACGTTCTTCTTTTCCATAATTATTTAATTTTAAAATTCAATCCCAAGAAATGTCATGACCCCACAAAGAACAAAATGAGGTGCTTGTTACAAAACCCTTTTTTGTCAAACTAGCATTCAATTCATCGCTCAAATGGAAAGGTAGTGTAATTCGTTTAATACCAATCCGACTAGCCTTGTCAATTAAATCCAATATAGATTCTTCAGTTTTCTCAATTGAGAAACTATTTGCATTTTGCCATGCTTCTTTTGCAGTAATTTTTGTCATAACTTTATTTTATTTTTATTCAAATTTCAATATCAATATCTTTATTTTCATATCCTTTTTTGAGTCTTTCCATAACCATCAATTTATACATGTGTCTTCTTATCTGATTTAATTCCCAAGGAGAATCGGAAAAGTTTCCAAACTCATCCATTGTTATTTTTATTTCTTCTCCAGGAACAGAATTCGAATCCTTATGACCAATGAAATAAAAGTCATTTAGAATACTTGTATCATTGGTTTCATTGATGTATTTAACAATATTGACCCTAAGTTGGCATGTTTGACTTGCATTAAGGTTGCAAACAAACTTGCCATTAACGAAATATTGTATTTTGTCTAAAAATTTAGATGCCTTTGGAACAGACAATGCATCTTTTTTTGATATGTTTTTATTCATAACTTTATTTTTTAATTGCAAGTTGTTTCTTTAACAAATCAAAGTAATCAAAACCGTTTTCTATTAGCCAATCAATTCCTTCTTGGGTGTACACCATGCAATTTCCCCAATCAAAAACACTCAAAGACTTTAATTTTGCCATTTGTTCTGTGTTCAAGGATTCCATTGGATGCAAATATGGCTTGATGATGATTCTACCACATTCAAATTGTTCAAGATAAGAGCAACTTAAATTATCGTCATATTCTGCCATTACACTGTCATCCCAATTCAATTCTTTGATATGCACCTTTGGTTTATATGGTAATAAGGCACATAATGCCTTAAATAACAGTTTTTTATCGTTTTCATTCATAATATTTATCTTTTTTTTGTAGCACAAAGATAATCACATTTATTTATATATGCAAATATATTTGGTTAAAAAATGTTAATTAAAAAAAATTAAGATAAAAAATTTGTTTTTTGAAAAATGTTTTTATATATTTGTAAAAAATATTAATATTATGAATGAAAAAGTAAAAGAAATGGTAAAACAATATGCCATTGAGCATCTTGATAAATCAGACAATATTCCAACATTTGATGTGTATATTGTTTGGCAATGTTACATTCTTGGAAATGCAAAATGGCTGCTTTCAACAACATTGTATGATGGAATGTATTATGAAGTAACTTACAACAAGGCGAAAGATGAATTTTATCTTGATGCTTACAAGAAATTCGAAAATCGCTGCATTAAAAACACCTAAAACAAATAAATGATGGTAAAAACAAATTCGGAGTATGCGCCCGACTTTTAATCGGGAGGTTGTTATATTTGCCACGTACCATTTGCGAATAGATAGCACAATGTGGATTTGGCGCAACAAATAGGTGCTGTAACAAAAGGTTGTGATGCCATCATTTTAATTAAAAAAAAAATGCAATTATTCATATATTTTATTATTGCTTTCATAAATGTATTCCTACATATATTCAGAAGCATACTTGTAATCAAATCAACAAAATTAAAGGCTTCACTTGCAAACTGAATATGTTATACTTTCTCAGCAATTGTGATAAAATTCATCGCTGAAACAGATTTGTATATTGCCATAACAGTGCAAGCGGCAACAAACTTTCTAGGAACTTATGTTGCAATGTATGTGTATGAAAAAATAAATACAAACAAAACAAAATGAAAAAAATAATTTATTGTATAATATTACCAATTATTACTATTATTGGTATTCCATATTCATTTATTAATCGTGAAAAATGGAATGCTTTTGGTAGAAAAGTGGATAATTATTTTGGTGTTAAATCGCCACACACCAAAAATTTTGAGAAATTACAAAATAAATCATGATAGAAAAAATACCGACAACAAAAGAAATCCAAAATTTCAATATGAAATTATATTCCCCTAATCATAATTTAGTGGGAACAATACATAATGAATTGCAGTTACTTTATGTGCGAGGACAAATTGCAAAAGAAAATTTGGAAGGATATTATATCACATATAATGACCAAATATACCAAATAAGAAAAGATGGTAAAACTGATAATTTACCAATATATGGAAATGAAAATTCAATTGAAAATATGCTTATGACAATCTTAGGATTTTAATTATATGTTTACCCTATTTTCTTGAATTTTAAAACACAAAAAAATAATATGCATAATGAAAATAATATAATGGCATATAGAGAAGAATTAATACAACTTTCTGGGCAAATAATAAACGGAATAATGTCAGCAGACAATTCAATTATGACCAAACTAGTGGATAGAACATTACACGAAGAAACAGCAAAAAACACTGTTGAATTAGCACATAAAATATTAAAAGAAGGAACTATATACTTGTTGACTCAAAAAATAAATAACAAATGAAAAAAAAAAATGAAAAATATTTAATTAAAACTTGACTTTTTTTAATTCATCGTGATATTTATTTATTAAATAAACAATGAATTAAGGCCCGTAGGGAAGCGGGTTTAAGGACGGTGAGGGCAATGCCATTAAGCACCCGATGAAACGTCAATATAGCAAATCCTCGTTGGTTTAGTCAACAGGTATATAGTTCCCTTAAAAGAAATAGACAAAAAAAATGAGGCAAGTTAAACTTGCCCCATTTTTTTATTTTCTTCGTTATTCTCATCAAAATGAGACCAACTTATCTTTGTTACAATTGATTTTTTAGAATACGGATATTCACAACCAATTGCCACTTCATTTTTATTCTCTGTTTCAATCTTGAATCCCAAATTCAGTAATCTAATTTTAACCTCATCGTCCAATTTTCGATTAAGTTTTAACATATATTCGTTTTCAGTGGTTTTCTTAACCAAATTCAAGATTTCAGTTACTTGTGCTTCTATTTTTGCAAGTTTCTTTTGACGTTTCTTTTCTTCACCTAATTTAGACATTTCATACGCTTTTTCTGCGGTCAATAAAGGTTCAACCTTTTTTTCAGTATTTACATTTAATTCTTGTTTGTTTTTTTTGGAAAACACATCTGGTAGCAAAAAACAAACAATAACCCAAGACCCAAACCCAACAATAACAGCCCCAACAATGCTAATCAATAAACGATTTTCATTTTCTTCATATTCGGCAAAAAAGAATAATGCTATAAATGCCAATACAAAAGAAACAGCATATCCAATAAAATAAACTGTCATAATATATACATTAATTATTAATTAAATCACAATTATACCAACTTACTTTTGTTACTTTGTCACTTAGATTTGAAACATCTTCACACGCATAACCATATTTTCGAAGTCTATCTTTAACATCATCATTTAAAAGCATAGTAAGTCTTACTTCATATTTGTTTTCGTCTGAATAACTATGAATAATTTTCAATATCCCATTAACTTTTGCTTCAATTTCGGCTTCTTTTTTCATTTTTACCCTTTCAGCATTTTTTTGAGCATTCTCATAAGCCATTTGTGCAGTAAACAATGATTTGTTTTCTTTTTCTTTTTCCATTAATTTAATGATTAATGTAAAAATAATACTAAAAACAGTTATTACTGCACCAACCCAAGACATAAGTGCAAAAAAAAGAGAACAAGTACCTCCTTTAATAATATTACTCTTGCTTATTTCGTTTTCGGGATTTAAAAAAAATGCAGCCAACGAAATTAAAAAAGCAAAGCCGAAACCAATAAAATAAACACTAGTTGTCATATATATTATATTAAATGTTAATAATCAAATTAATTAAAAACGATATGATAATTTCACATTTACAAAATTCATGTTGTTTACCATTACAATATATTTTTTTATACTGCAAATATAGCAATTTTTTCAATAATAACCAAATAAAAAATGTTAAAAAATCATAAAAATAAAGCCAAATACTTTGCATATTATTGCTTGTATTTGGCTTTATTGTATTTTGTTATTGCTCTACTTTTGTCCATTTATATAGACCTAAAAAATAGTTTGCATACTGCACCCAAATGTCATAACCAGTGCTGCCACTCGGAACATGTAATGTACCATTGGATTTTACACTTCGGAATGTTTTACTGTATATTGTTGGTGCTGTTATTGCCAATGATGTTATATTTGTTAATGATGTACAACCAGAGAAAGCACCATCACCAATACTTGTAACACTACTACCTATTGTTACGCTTGTTAATCCACTACAATGAGTAAAAGCATTTGTACCAATACTTGTAACACCATTTCCTATTGTTACTCTTGTTAATCCACCACAATTAGTGAAAGCACTAATGCCAATACTATTAACACTATCTGGTATGGTGATACTTGTTAATGATGTACAAGATTGAAAAGCACTATCACCAATACTTGTAACACTATTTCCTATGGTTATGCTTGATAAACTAGCACATTCGTAGAAAGTACCATCAGCAATACTTGTACATAAATTACCTATTTCAGCACTAACTGTTGTTGCAGAATATTGACTTGTCATTGCTGATGTCAATTCTCCACTTCCTTCTATTTCTACAACTTCACCATTATTGAGTGTTAATTTGCAGAAAAATGTTTCTGGGTGTATATTCACCTTATCACTTTCAATTGTGTATGACACATATTCGTATTTGTCTGTACACGCTTGTCTTTCTTGTTCATTTTGAAATAATTTTAGATATAACATATATTTATAGATTTTTTAAAAAAAAATAGTCTGAGTAAAATCTGATTTTACTCAGACTATTCACATTATTTATCTATAAATATCTAAAACATAAAGAAAATTGGCATCAGTCAGTAATTATTTTACTCAACTGATACCAAATTCCATATCATTTATCAAGAAAATCACTAAAACAATTGTTGTTGGTTGAATCAATATCCCGTACACTTTTTTGGTGTACGGGATATTTATTATATATTATATGTTCAATTATGAAAAATGGTTTGATTTTGGAAATGGTTATAGATTCAGTTGTCAAGAGCGTATTAAAGGAAATTACTGACAATGGCAATGGTATTGACAAGATACAAGAATTATATAGGGAAATTGAAAAGTTGTTATATTTTAAATGTAGTGATTGGCATTATTGTCACTTGAAATACAATTGGGAAAAATACATCAATTCATTGAGAGAGATTCCAATTAAATTATTGGGTGATTATTCAACGGACATTGAAACACGTAGGTTTGTAAGGAAATGTTCAAAAATTGATTACCCTATGTCTTTGAAAAGCAAGCACATATCACAAACAGAAATGGCTAATGCTTTGAAAGGTGTCTTGAATTATGCTTATAAGATATATGGTGATTACATTAATAGTTAAAAAAAAAATGAACCCAATATTTGGTTCATTTTTTTATATTTCTTTGTAATTTTATTTTATAACTACAGCATAGACCATTCTAAAAGTTTGCAACCGAAATTTGATACCTTTTTTCGTGCTTTGTCAATTTTAAATTCTTGCATCACAATTAAGAGTATTGAAATGACAAATGCAATTGGTAGTGCGATAATTTGTTTAAGCAGATACATATTGTTTGAAATTTTTAAGTTTTTAGATTTGTGGTACAAAGATACACAAATTACATAAACCAACAAAATTTTTCTTGTTAAAAAAACTTAAATTTCTTTTATTGTGAATGTTTCTGTGTCCAATTCATATGGTTTGCAATTGTCAATCATTTTGCAATTGTCGAATTCAACGGCATTTCCGTAGAGTATTTCATAATTCTTTCCGTAATATGCTTGTAATGTATGACCGAATATTTGCTTTATGTTAGCAAAATCTTGTTCCTTGTATTCAGATTGCATTTCATTTACATCAGCCCAAATGCAAGAACTGTATTGGTCATAGCCACCCCTATGATAAGAAATTTTAAACAGTTTTTTCAAACCTTTGGATGAATCCAATAATGTATTTATTTCATCTGCGATTTCTTGTAGATTCAAGTTTTTAGTTTCAAGTTCATTGTCAAACCAAGTGAACGTAACTCCAGCGTGAGTAAACAATATATCATCAATTACATAAGCCAATTGAAACAAATCCCTATTGTCATTATATAGTTTATGTATTTCATTGTGATGCTTTTTTGAGTGTCTTGAATGATATGGATTCAAACGATAATATTCTTCTGAGAAATATGGCATACAGTGATTTCCCAAAAGAAGAATAACTTTATCGGGATTATTTTTCTTTAACTCAATGATTTTTTTCATATTTTCAATTGCTTGTTCAACTGTAATATGTTCAAAATCATATGGGTCAACATAATCTCCAATGAAAATAACCTTGTCATATTGGTAAATGTTCTGACAAGGTTTTTCCCAAAATTTTCTTCCGTGTATATCTGGTAATAATAATACTTTCATAATTTTAATCTATTTTTTTTAATGGTAATTTATATCCATGTTCTAAAAGCCAACATACCGCCTTATATGCAGCATCAAGTGGTGTTTTACCATATTTCATTATATTCTTATTTTCTGCAAAAACTGTTAAATCGATAGTATATTTATCATCATAATTATCAACACTGCCATCTTTGGAATCAATTTTTTTATCTTTATCCCAAAATGGTATTACTGTTGTTAGCGTATAATTTTGCAAAAGGTCAAGCAATGCTGACAATGACCATGATGGAATAAGTCCATTTTTAATCATATTCTCATAATCAACGTCATCGTTCCAATCATGTATTGGAAAATCAATTATTTTGTCATAATTTGTGTCCCAATACATATCTGACGTTTTCAAGTCGATGCCAAGACTAATTAGTTTTTTCGCTTGCTCTACATTTATATTAAATTTCATTTTTTTTTGTAAATATATAAAAAAAAATTTTGAAAAACAAGTTTTTTAATAATTTTTAACTAAAATAATTTGTATAATTTAAATATTATGCTTATATTTGCAAATAAAAAAAAAATAAGGATATGACGATAATTAATGCGAAATGGGGTGATGTTGATAACAAATTCAACCATTACATTTGGGATGGTATGGATTGTAAAGTAATTGAAATAACCCCATCTATGACGGATTGGGAACAAATTGTAGATGATGCGATTGCAAACGAAACAGATACATTGATATTTGTTGGTCATGGCTCGGCATATGGCTTGTATTTTCCATCTTTAACTTTTGATGAATATATTTTGCATCCAAATAATGTAAATCTTATAAAGGCTAAAAATGTTATTTGCATTTGGTGTTATGCATCATCCTTTTGCCAAAAGTATCAATTAAAAGCATTAGCATCTTCTATGTTTATTTCCAATAGTATTGAGGCTGAAACAGTGTTGGGTATATCCCCATCGCAAGATGATGTGACTACGATACAAATTAAGATTTTTGTGGAAATTAATCAATTGCTTAAAAATAAAACTGAGTTGAAAGATTATGTTATGATTCTTGGGGCAAAAACAGATATTGATAACCCAATTGACACTTTTAACCGACAAGGTTTTATTTATATTGAATAAAAAAAAAATGAAACTATATACTAGTTGACACTGCAATTGTTTTTATACAAAATTTAAAAAAATGGCATTAGTTGGATTTAAAAAAATTTACTGATGCCATTATTAACAATAATTAACGATTAATATTTTGTTTTTTTTTTATTTTTTTATATATTTGTAATCATAATAAACATTTAATAACTGAAAATATGGGATATTATAAAGCGGGTAAATTTTGGAATAATGAAACACTATGGAAATATGTAGAAGATAAGAAAGTTATAGATGTAGATGTTGCACAATTATCTAATGCAAATTTCGGTGGGTGGAATGCGCAAACTGTTGCAGATGCGGCAAAGGAAATAAAAACAATTTTATCAGTGGATTTAAATTATCCGATTATTATTACGCAAGACTATCAGATTGTGGATGGATGCCACAGACTTTTAAAAGTAATGATAAATAACGGCACAAGCATAAAGGCAGTAATTATTGATATAGATGCGGATGATTTTCCAACACCCGATTATGACGAATGGAAAGCAGTTCAGCAAAAATAAATTTGAATAATTATACAAATAAAGCCAAATACTTGCAGTATATTGCTTGTATTTGGCTTTTATTGTGTTTATTATTGCTCTACTTTTGTCCAATTATATTTTCCTAAATAATAGTTTCCAGTTCCCATCCACACGTCATATCCACTGCTGCCACTTGGAACATATAATGTGCCATTGTTGTTTACATTTCGAAATGTACTAACACCTATTGTTGGTGCTGTTGTGGCTAACGATGTTATGGTTGATAATGATGAACAATTTTTAAAAGCCCAATTACCAATACTTGTAACACTATTTCCTATTGTAACACTTGTCAATGACATACAACTATCAAAAGCATTATCACTAATACCTGTAACACTATTTGGTATGGTTATGCTTGATAAGGAATAACAATCCATGAAACTAGTATCACCAATGCTTGTAACACCATTTGGTATGGTTATGCTTGATAAGGAAGAACATCCATAGAAAGCATAATTACTAATACTTGTAACACCATTTCCTATTGTTACACTTGTTAATCTACTACAATTAGAGAAAGCAGTCTCACCAATACTTGTAACACTATCTGGTATGACTATACTTGATAATGGCGTATAATCTAAAGCCCAATTACCAATACTTGTAACGTTATTAGATATTGTTATGCTTGTTAATCCCTCCCACCAATGGAAAGCATTATAACCAATACTAGTACACAAATCACCAATTTTAGCACTAACAGTTGTTGTTTTATATGAATTTGTCATAGCAGATGTCAATTCTCCGCTTCCTTCAATTTCAACCACATCACCATTATTCAATGTTAATTTGCAGAAAAATGGCGGTTCTTCTGGATGTATATTCACCTCATCAGTTTCTACTGTATATGACAGATATTCATATTTGTCTGTACACGCTTGTCTATCTTGTTCCGTATTAAATAACTTAATATATACCATATAATTTATTGATTTTAATTCAATTATAAAAAAAATAGTCTGAGTAAAATCAGATTTTACTCAGACTATTCACATTATTTATCTATAAATATTTGTTTAAAATAAAAAATTGGCATCAGTCGGTAAAATATTTACCTAACTGGTGCCAAATTGTATATCATTGTCTTTTTTTATTGTTAATTTATTGGGTTTCCGTGGTCATCACATTCTTGTGAACGTTGTTTATCTGTATAATATTTATCTAATGCGGTATCATAATAAATTACTGTCCACCCGCTTGGCAAACCGCTATTTCTTGCATAAGTAGAGCCACTAATTCCCCAAGTAGCATTTATATTTTGTACAAAAATACCAGTTGAAGCAACATTTTCCACCCATTTTGTGGTTATACTTCTATTATCATCTGGTATTGTTGTAAACAAGGCATAAATATAATTAATGTTTGTACAGCCATTAAACATATAATCATATGAATGTGCATAATTAATATTTTTTATTGGTAATCTCGGTGCTTCAGTTAATAAAACACATTCTTGAAACATATGTGTATATGCACTACTAATGCCGCTATTACCAGATAATGATGTGGCAGGTAATTCTGGTGCTTTTGTTAAGGATATGCAACCTTGGAACATACTATCATAGCAACCATTAGCCAAATGTGTTGAATCTAAGTTTGGTGGTGTTACCAATGATTCACATCTTTGAAACATTGCTTCATAACAATGGTTTGCCATTATTGTTGCTAATAATGCTGGTGCTTTAGCCAACTTTGTGCAATTGCCAAACATTCTATGATAGCAACTAGTTTTCATTTCTTGTGCAATCAACGCTGATGTTTTTGTTAAATTAATACAATTTTGAAACATTTGAAAATAGCAATATTGAGCCAAATTTTTTGCCAATAAATATGGCATTTCAACCAAATCAGAACAATATCTAAACATATTGGTATAACAATAGTCTGTTAAGTTGTTTGATTTTAAATTTAATTGGTTAGCATTAACAACATTGGTATATGAAAATAAATTAGCAAATGTACAAGTGTCTACTAATTCTGTTTCAGTTTCAAAATCATCGCCATATAATAATGACATAATATCATATTTCACATTGAATTGAGCAGTGCTTCCACTAAATTTACCAATGCCACTACTTGAATTATAACCACTTTCTTTCGGTTTCATTCTACCTTTCCATTTTATTTCATCCCCTTGATGAACATCTATTGTTAGGATTCGTGAAGGTTCTGACCAAGTGTTACCACCATCAAATGAATATTGTATTTCATTATTAATATCGCCATCATCTGTGTAGCCACTAAAAGATATGATACCATCACTTAATATTGCAAAAGTCAAATATGGTTTATGTGCTTTTATATAAGCAGCATCAGATTCTATTGAATATGAAACATGTTTTGTTGTTGCGGTTGCCTCATATTCAATTCTAGTTGAATCAGTTTTAAAGTGTTTTAAGTATAACATAAAATTTAAACATTTATTTATAAATATTTCTTGAAATTAAAATATGACATTTTATATTTTAAATATGAAAGAAATAAACAAGATATATAATGAAGATTGTCTTATCGGAATGAAAGACATTGAAGATAAGAGCATTGATTGCATTATCTGTGACTTGCCTTATGGTGTTTTGAATAAGGGGAATAAACACGCAAAATGGGATTGCCCAATTCCATTTGATGAACTCTGGAAAGAATATGAAAGAATCATTAAGGATAATGGGGCTATTGTTTTGTTTGGTAGTGGTATGTTCACTGCTGAATTAATGACAAGCAACAAGAAATTATGGAAATATAATCTCATATGGGATAAATGCCGCGCAACTGGATTTTTAAATGCGAACAGAATGCCTTTGAGATACCACGAAGATATTTGTGTGTTTTACAAGAAATTGCCAACATATCATCCACAAATGGAAGATTTGAATGGTAGAGAGCCAAATCATGCACAAGGTCATGGAGACCATAAGGAAACAAACAGATGCTATGGTAAGGTTAATAGAATAAATCCAACTTATGAGGACAAGAAATTCCCAAGGTCTATAATTAAGATTAAGGCAATTCATTGTTCTGAGGGACAGTTTCACCCGACACAGAAACCAATTGATTTGATTAGATATTTGATTAGAACATATACTGATGAAGGTGAAACGGTACTTGATAATTGTATGGGAAGTGGAACAACTGCCATTGCTTGCTTGAGAGAAAAAAGAAACTTTATTGGATTTGAATTAAATGAGGAATATTATCACAAATCAGTGGAAAGAGTGAATAATGAGATAAACCAACTTACATTAGAATTATAAAAACAAAAAAAGACACTAGAATAAAACTAGTGTCTTTTTTTTATTAATCACCTTCATCAGTTGCTTTCAAATTAATAACTGGTGGTATTAAATATAATACGTCACAAGTGTCTTTAATCAACTCAAGTATTTCTTCAGTTGGTTTATATGCATCTGGTGCTTCATCCAATGTTGCCTTGCAAACAGAAGTGGAATAAACATTTTTCATTTGAGAAACAAATGTTTCCAATGATAATGTTTTCTTGGCTTCGCTTCTTGACTTTTTGCGACCGCTTCCGTGTGGTGCTGAACAATTTGTGTTTTCATTGGATTTACCGACACAAATTGCAATTCCGTCACGCATATTGAATGGAATAACCATCAACTCACCTTCATATGAACGAATTGCACCTTTTCGAATGATATGGTCTTGAAAATCAATGTAATTATGTACAGAAGCAATTCTTGAAACAACTTTTGCACCATTGATTTTATTCAATATGTTTTCAATCTTTTTGGAAATTACATAATGGTTGTATTCAGAATACAATTGTGCAATTGCCATATCTGTAATATAACCAACCATATTTTCACCTTCAAGAAAACCGTTGATTCGTTTGGATTTTTGTTCTTCAAGATGTGCATTAAGGGCTTCTTTAAATTCTTTCATTGGTTTGTTTTTAAGCAACCAAAGTTCCTTGAAATGGGCTGTCATTTCCTTTATTTCCTTTTTTGAAAACCCTTTCATTGACATCTTTTCCCAATATTGGCAAACTTTTGTGCCTAAGTTTCTAGAGCCACAATGGATTGTGAAAGCATATTTTCCTTCGGGGGTCTTGCCAATTTCAATGAAATGGTTTCCACCACCAACTGTGCCAAGGCTTTTATAGAATTTACCTTCATCCATTCCAATTCTATGACACAAGTCAGAAATCCCTTCTTCACCACAATAAGCACAAGAATCAATCATTTCTGACCATAATGAGCGCATTCTGTTCAACCCATTGTTCATGAACTTGTAGAAATGCTTATAATCAATTTGCGTCTGATTGTATATTTCGAAACCAAAAGGTATCTCTTTTCTGATTCTATGCTCAATCAGTGCGAATTCTTCTTCATTCACGTCTGTATCAGTAATGTATGTATCAATCATACAACCAATATCAACACCAACGTGTGATGGACAAATATAATTTCCAATTGGTGCGGTGAAGCCTATTACAATACCCTTTCCTTGGTGAACATCGGGCATTATTCTGATTTTTGAATTCTCAAATGCCTTGCAATCCAAAATCTGACGAATTGTATTAAGTGCTTCTTCTTCAATATCATCAGTAAGGATGAGGCAGTCTTTACAATATTTTCCTTGTAATGTAATCATAAAGATGGAAAATTATAAATTAGCATTGTTGGCTTTTCTAACGCCAAATTTAATTTTATTTCATTTAATTCATCTATTTTCTGTTTATAATGTTCCAACATACTTTCTATTTGTTTCTTTTTGAAATCAATAATTTCTGATTTACCTACAATTTGAACAGAATAATAAGAATTCCATCGTGGCGAAAAGAATTTGTCGGTATTTGGTGACCAAAAATTATTTGACATCCACATGCATCCTCGATATGGACGCTCTTCGTTTTCAAACCAAACACCATAAACAAAGTTTGATGGTTTGTCTTTCTCAATAATTTTTACATAATCGTATTTTTTCATATTATTTTATGTATTTAATTTTTCTACTGCAAAGATAATACTTTTTTATGTGAAAAACAAAAAATAAATGTTAAAAAAAAATAAAAATGAGAGAAACATCAAATTTCCCTCATTTTTATTTCTAAATAAGTCCTTCACCCTTTACATTATATTTATTTTCTGTAATTTTTACATCATAAAATTTTATTTTCTTAAATGTGGATAAAATATAAAAACTTGTAAAACGTTCAAATATGAAACTAAATATTCTTTTTTGATAATCTATTGTATCACTTGGATATTTTGTCTTTAAATATTTTTCCTTGTTTTCAGTTATTTTTTGTTCACAATTGATACCCCAACGCCAAAAATATTCTTTCATCAATTCTTTAAGCATTGCCATATATTTTAGGAAATCTTCTTTTTTCATAATAAACATATTGCAAGGTATTAATAAGTGACCATTTAAAAAATCAATATAAGCGTTATAATAATTTGGATATAAATCTTTTATTATATCACCCAATAAAAACAAATCTTCAATATTGTGACAACTAGCATATTGCTCTTTTATTGTCATTTCAAAATTAATCGGGGTTCTAGCAACAGCATCATATTCTTTGAACAACTCATCCATATTGGGGACATCATCAATAAATTCAAAATAACGTCTATAATGGCAAAAACCAATATAATCCTTAATTATGAAATGCTCATATATATACAAAAACATATAGAATTCTGATAATTCAATATCATCTAATATTCCGCATATTTTGAAATTCTTTTTTAATTGTCTAGAATCACCAATTTTATAAATTTTGTTTGTTACTATTGGCGTAAAATCTTTGTGTGTACAAATTATTATATCAACATTCTCATTCATTTCCAATAACTATATATACCATCTGTTATTTCATATTCATTCCATTTGTATTGGGGTCTGTCTTTTTGTTCTTTTGCCCATTTCCACATATCTTCAAGACCATTTTTTAATGTTGTGTTGTCTTTGAAATCAAGAATATCAATTGATTTTTGGTATGTTGGTACAGCCCATTTAACTTCATGACGTTGCTCTTTGTGAACAATGTTGTGATAATCAGATATTTCAGATAAAGTTTTTGCAGCCTCGTTAATTGTGTATGGTGTTATTCCACCCAAATTTATGATTTGTTTCGAAGCACTTTCAAGTGTTGCCGCTTTCCACAATGGTTCTAGATTGTCATCAACACAAGTAAATGCTCTTGTTTGATTACCGTCACCATAAATCAACATTGGCTGATTATGTAATATCTGATACATCCATATGCCTAGCACATTTCTGTATTTGTCCCAAATGTTTTGTTTCCTACCATATATATTATGTGGTCTTATTATGCACCAATCAAGCCCATGTTGAACGCCAGCAACTTGAATATCCATTTCACAAGCATATTTTGAAATACCGTATGGGTCAATTGGTTTTGGTTGGTCTTTTTCATCAAATCTGTTTTGGTTCAAATCACCATGACCATACACTGACATTGAAGATGTATAAACAAGACGTTTAACTTTGTATTTTATGCAACAATTTATTATATTTGCGGTTGAAACACAATTATTACTCCAATTGAATTTTCTCATAAATGGAGATAAGCCTTCTGCCGCATATGCAGCAAAATGAAAAACATAATCAATTTTATATTTTTCAAAAATGTCTTCAATAGAATCAAAAGCCAAATCCCTTTTATAAAAAATAACATCTTTTGAAATATTTTCAATATAACCTCCAAATAAATTGTCTACACCGATTACTTGATAATCCTTTTTGTTTTCTATAATATAATCAGACAATCTGCTACCTAATAGCCCGCAAACTCTAGTAATTAAAACATTTTTTTTCATAACAATATTTTATATTTCATTATTCAATTCTTCTTCTGTTTTTTTACGAATGATAATTCTTTCAAATTTGTTTACACCATTGATGATTGGTTTTTTTAAGTCATCAATTATTTTATATCCATTTGCCACAGCATGACCAATGCAAGTTGGTGGCATCCCTATATTGCCTTCATAACCAACTGGTATATCTTCAAATTTATCAACGTTTATTGCATCGTAATTATCATATGTCAAGTGTTTCAAATTGTCAAATTTACCTTTTGGTATTAATCTTGGTTTTGGTTTTTCAAATGTTTGATAACATAAGAAACCGACATCAATTACAGAACCATCTTGCAAATCAAAAGGATATTTTGTTGTTGGCATGACACTTAAATAAACATCTTCGTTTTGAAGATATTTGAAAGGCATTTTATATGCTGATGTTATTCCACCAAATACAAGGAAATCTTTACCTTTTTTATGCATTTCAATCAGTTTTTGAAAAAATGGATTGAAAACATCAAGTGTAAATGGTGGATTTGTAACAATAACGTCACATTTGTCATATAATTCATTTCTTAATTCAGAAATACAACTACCATCATCAGCCAATTCCTTTGTATATGTTTTTTCACCATCATAATAATATTCATTTGCTACCATATTGCCAATTGCATAATTTGTTGCATAAAGTCCTTTAAGTCCAAAATTATGATAATTATCAGTGAAATATTTTACAAAATTGCTTGTTTTATAATAATCACAAGGACAATATATTACTTTTCCTTTAAAATATTTTATATATGGATTAAGGTACATTTCAACAATGTTCATTCTTGTATAATAATCATTGTTGTGGTTTTTTTGTTGTTGTGACAATCTTTGCAACGGTCTCAAAACTTCTTGTTTTTCTTTAATCATAACTTTTTTTTTAAGATAATAATTTCTCAAGTTTTCCAATATTCCATTTTTTGCCTTTTGTATTCTTTGACATTCCTCAAATGATTTGTCTGTTATTGGTTGGAATCCTTCTGAAACCCATTTTGGAATTATTGTTTTTATTGTTTCGCCTTTTATGTAATCAAATGCACTTACGCAATCCTTGAATTGTGAAACAAGTTTCTTTGAATCATATGCTCTACCATATTTTAGAATCATTTCATCTGAATTAGGTTTAAGCATCCATATTGAAGCAACACATCTGTTGTTTCTGTTTTTCATCACGATTCTCATTTGACCATATTGAGTATCAACATAAATTGGTTCTTCGTTATATTGAACAAGTCTTTCGTTTTGTTCTTGTTTTTTAACTGTATTTGGAAGAAATTCCTTTATTTTATTAAACAGTTCATTGTATTTGATTTGCGTTTCATTCAAAAAATGATTTTTAATTGATTCAGCATCAGTTTCTTCAAATGACAATTGTGTACCTACTTTAAGCCAAGTTTCTTCATTATTGTCATTTTTTGCTTCATTCATACATTCGATAATTTTGACCGCTGCATCCCAAGATGAATCCAATCTTGTATTGTTCGCCAATGATGCATTTGCATCAAGAAATGATTTGTTCCATAAATTTGTAATAAGATATTTTATATAAACTGGCAAAGTAGATTCAATGTTTTGTTGCTTTGCGTCAAAATTGTTTTCCTTTACATCATTCAATATGGATAATGTTTGATATATCTTATCAGTTATAAATGTTTTCAATGACTTTGTTGGTGTTTGATTGTTTACATAAATCTTAATGTGCTTGTTGAAAAGATAGTTTTGCTCATTGAATGGTGGGATTTTTGAATTGAATATGTAATAAATAGAAACTTGATAGCCAAGCAAATCATAGTATCTGTTTTTTACTTGATTGTTTTCATCACCCGTTAAATTTATTACACCACCCTTGCTTCTTCCAACATTTTGTGTCTTTGAAGTCATTGTTGAATGTTCGTTTCCTTCAACTTCCATTCTTGTTATTTTACAAGCCAAAACAGCCTTGAAATTTTCAATGTGACTTTTTGCTGGTTCCCAATTCGTTACATATGGGGATAATGGATGTTCCATTTTACCAACATCTTTCACAAAATCTCTAATTAAGTTTTTAACATATTCGTCATTTTGATTTATTCCTTTTGACAAAGCCCTATAAACTGGTTCTGCTTCGTGTACATTTTCCCAATTTCGCAACAACAAATTCAATAAATCAACCTTTATTGTGTTTCCGAATATGTCTTTATGTTTTTGAGCCAATATCTTATATTTTTCAAAACCCTCTCTTAATGAAACAATGGCATCATAAGCAACTGAAACAATCATTTCAATCTGACCGTTCAAATCATCATTCATCTGTAATTCTTCGTTAAGAAGGAAAAGTTTGTCTTCGTTGATAATAATTTGTTTCATTTCTTATATTTCTTCATTAAAGTTGTTGTAATCTCCAAGTTCGTCATCTAGATATTTGTTGACTGTGTTCTTTGTAAAATGCAAATCAATTGGTGTTTTTTCATCATCTGAACTCATATAATCATCTGGCAAAATATAAGCATATTCATTGTTTCTTTTATATTCATAGTTGTCAAATGTTATTTTGCTTGTATTTTCATCATAATCATATGTTCCGTTTTTCAGTGCATTTTTCAATGCTTTGAGAAATGTTCTTGCAGCAACACCCCTTTTCTTGTCAATTGAAGTGGCTTCGTTGAACAATCTTTCTTTTGCTGATTCTGTTATAATTATTTTCATAAAACACTATAAATATTTATAATAAATATTTTCCATTTTTAATTTTTTTAACATAAATGATTTGTTTGAATCAATTATTGTTACTATATTTGCACAAATTAAAATATTTATATTAAAATTAAATAATGGCATTATGAAAATATCAAACAATAGGATAAAGCAAATAATTAAAGAAGAAATACAAAACAACAACAGAAATGTTGTTGACTTATTGGAACTTGCTGATGAGGTTGGTTTCAAGAATTTTGTTTCAAAATCTTTTGCAAGCAATGAAATCGAAAGTAGTATGCTTGAAGAATTAACGCATAGATTTTTGGAAAACGGGATAATAAAAACACCAAATTATGAGGTGGTATCTATTTGGTATGCATATCAATATTCAAGACCAGAAGGCGTTATTATTGTTGAAATACATGATAAGAATTATAGGGATGATAAAACATACAAATTTTCAAATGTTGATTACGGAAGCCCAAAAGTAATGTCAGAAAATATGTTTAGATTAACAGTTGAAACAATGAAAAAATACATTGATATTGCATTGAAACAAAAAGAAGAATTTGGACAAGCACCAAGCAATGAAGAAATTATGAATAAAACCCTTGAAATTGTAAGAATGAATTTGCCACAAGGATTTAAGGCTAATATTGAAAAAGGAAAGTTCAATTATGAAAATGGGTCTACTAAGCCAAGTAATAACTTGATTATAAGATATGATGACAATTCATATTGTGGAAATATATCAATACGTAAAGATGCAATAGATTATCTGTTTGGTTATGGATGCCCTCTTGGAGGTTCAACAACATTTAACATAAGTTTGAACGAACTTGAAAATGCCGTTAGAAAAGCAATAGCATATATATGCGGATAAATAAAATAAGACACTAGTTAATAAAAACTAGTGTCTTATTTTATTGTTTGATTCATATATTCCTTTATTTCCAAGTTGTTGTCTTTTTTGCCGCATACGATTTGCATAATTATTGGTGTAATAATCATGTACATCAGTTGTCATTTTCTTAAATGTATTATAATTATCATCATTAGTCATATTATTCATATTCTTTGTACTATAAACCTTTGGGTCATAATTGATGTTCTTATCATACATTTGAGCAACATTATTTGATGGATTACTTGTTGAATCTTGATAATACCTTGTACTACCTAAATATGGTGTTACTCGACCATAATATGATGAGTTAACATCTTGATTTACTTGATTGTTAACATATCCATTTTGACCATCCATATATTGGTTCTTGAACTGTTGTTGAGCCTTATCTACCATCTTCGGATTTTGAAACTTTGCTCTATCCATATATGCTTTCCAACTTGTTTGCGCATTTGCTGCTTGTATGGCTTTTTGCTGATTTATTTGTCTGCCATCTGGTGCAAAACCATATGCTTCTTTCAATATTTTTGTTACTGATTTTCTGATTAAGTTATGCAAATCATTTTCAGTTAATCTTATAGTTTTTTTCATATTATAAACAATTAATTATTTATTCAATCCTAAAATTTTATCAGAATCTTCATGGCTTCCATCAAAACCACCTTGATAGCCAAAATCTCCCATATTTTTAGCGTTTCTATTCATTTGTTTAATATTACGAAATTTATTATATCTGCCACTCATTGTTGTGTCATCTTGATTAGCGGCAACTTTTTGTCTAACATTTCGCATTACATTCCAATCTCTACCGTTATTTCCATGAACAGAAACCCCATTTACATTCATTTCTTTCAACACACTATTTACACTATTTTTAATAATTCTATGTAAATCATTTTCAGTTAATCTAATAATTTTACCCATGTTTTCAAACTTTTATAATAAATATAAAACAAAAATAAAAAATGACAGTTTTTGTTTGGATTTAATATAGCAATAATAATATCACTTACATTTTTATTGTTTTAAAATATCTATTATATCATTTACATTATGAAAACATTTATCACCTAAAAAAGTATCTTGTTTTTCTTTTGTGAAATATAAAAGTTGAATATTGTTGTCTTTACAAAATTGTTGTTTTATAATATCATTTTTATGTTGCGAATCAAATCCTTGTTTACCACCCAAACCATTGATAATTTCAAAATGGAATTTTCCTTGACATTCTATTGCAATATTTTTTTGAGGAATAAAAAAATCAAATTTTAACGGTAAAACATTTTTTAAACCATTTATAACATGCTGAGTTTTATATTCAATCTTATTTTCTTCTAGCGTTAATCTCATTTCTCGTTCTAATTTACTTTCTGAACATGTGGGACATCCGCAACCATTTAAATGAAGATAATATGATTGATTAAAATTCCCGTGGATAGGACACTTTATATTAATTTTATAATTGCTAGTATAAATTGTGCTTTCGATATTATTAGCATCATAAATATATTTATTGCCGTGAATTTTATCAAATCTTTCAATTAATTCATTTGTTGTTGGCTTAACTTTTTTATTACATTTTGGACAACCATTTCCACATTGTATTTTTGATGGTGCTGCCATCCATTTATAACCACAAATTAAGCACTTAAACATAATTTTTTCACCCATTGATTTATAATCGTCAATAATTTCTAAATGTCTATTTTTAAGATTTGAATCTACTATAAATTCATTCAATTTTTTTTTATGATTTTCACGAACACAAAATGGACAACCCTTTTGCAATACTATGTGTTCATAAGGTGTTTTTGTAAAAATTCCGTGTTCTTTACAAATAATTTGAATTTTATCATTTGGTGAAGAGTCTTTAACTAAACTATAATCATATAAATCACCAAATATTTTAACTGCTTCTGAAATTATCATATTTTTTGTTCTAAAATTATCAGAACATTTTGGACAACCTTGCTTTTGATTAATGTGCGAATAGGCAATTTTTTCAAAATCACCATGTTTTTTACAAGTAATTATTACTTTATCTGTAGAATTATTACATATACTTTTATCATATGTAAAATTATCACCAAAAATTTCTTTAGACCATTTTATAAAATTTTTGGTTGTAAATTTTTTATTTTTAGTTCTAATTTTACCATTATAAACATCTTGCGGTAACGCTTCAATATATTCATTTGTATATGTATCAAATAAAATAACTTTAGTTCGATTGTTTATGTATATTGTTTTATCAAAAGTAAATCTATCACCATATTTTTCAACACAACGTTTTTCAAATGTTTCTTGCGTGGTTTTTCTCATATAATATCTATTTATATATAAATATATTATTTATAATAATAACAGAATTTTATATAAAAAATAATTACAAAATGACTTTTTATATTAAACAAAATAGCATATTACCCCACATACGGATGGAGTTGATTGAAGATGGAAGACATGATTTCTGGAAATTCCATGATTGTGTTCAAAATGCAGACATAACATTTACAATGACCAATCTTAATACTGGGTTGGTCAAGATTCTTAATGCGCCTTGTTATATAAAATTAAGGGAAAACAATGGCTGTACTGAGCAATATGTGATTTGTTATGACTGGAAGCAAAGAGATACAAAGGAAAAGGGTTTATATGAAGGTGTTTTCAATATTGAATTTGGTGATGATATAAAATCTGATGTGACTACATATCCTAGCGGATTGCAGATTATGCCAATCCGTGAAAAATTACTCATTAACATTGACTAATTTATATGAAAATATATATTACTGAAAAACAGAAAGACAAGTTGTTTCTAATACAAGAGGGTATTAGTGATAAACTGTATCATTTCACAAATATACCAAAAGTAATGAATATATTAAAATACAACACAATACCATTAGCAACAGCAATAGGCGGTGCTGATGCTGAATATGTCAAAAAACATAACTTATTTTATTTGTGTTGTCAAAGAAGCAAAAACTGTAAACTTGGTTTTGCTTACACTGAATCTGGAAAAGGATATGACAATGACAATCAAAAATCAAAAATAATTTTCTCAGTAAGAATTGAACTTGACGGTTATCAATTAAAGGCTGATGGATATAATGGAAGACCTCTTGATTATTGGGGAATTGCAAATAGCGGTAAAAGAAGCGATATTGGTTATGATAATTTTATTAAACATTTTCCTAATCTTACAACACTACCGACACCACAAGAGGTTTTGAAATATCAAAAGCACAACAGATATTTTGAAATGGAAGATAGAATAGAATCAAACAAACCGTTCATAAAAAATGCTTCAAAATATATTAAAAGAATTGATATATTAGATGTTAGGGGAATGTCATTATCATATTCAGACTGCATTCATTTGGGTAAAAGAATTGGTGTACCAGTATATGTTTATGAGAATGTTGATGATTTCAATATGCAGAATGATAATTTCGATAAAAGGTTATATAAATATCATAATGATAATAACGAGATTGATGTAACCCATTTTTTTGAATATATTCAAGATATTTTGTCTCCTTACATTACATTATATGTAGACAAATTCAATTTATTAAAGCATAATGACAAAGAAAGAAAAGCAAGAGAAATCATAAATAAATTCAATTTGAATAAATTTATCGATGATGATGCGATTTATGATATAGCATATAAAGCAACAAATAAAATATTTGAACTTGAATCTGATTTACGTAATAGGCAAAATTTTGTAAAGTTTTTGACAAGGGAATATATGTCAAATTATACACCATCAAAAGAAATAACATTTGATGATGTTTCAAATGTATTGAGATTCATTAATTATGTTTTGAAACTGTATAAAGTAAGAAATTTAGATGAATTGTTAAAGAAATATGCTTAAAGAAATAAAAGATATTGTATTGGAAGAATTACATAGATATTCATTGAATGAAAGTTTAAGTGATATTGTATATCATTTCACTTCTGTTGATGCTTTGGTGAACATTTTGAAAACAAACAAGATGTTTTGTCAAAGCATATTGGCGGGGTCTGCTGATGATATGGATTCAAAGAATTTGTTTTATATTTCTTTTACAAGAAACAAATCTCCATATGAAGGTTGGGGTTATCATATGTCTTATGGAGATTGTGTGAGAATTGAATTTGATGGTACTTTGTTGAATCAGAAGTACAAAGGTGGGCCAGTAAATTATTGGGGTGCTAGTAATATAGGCAACAAATGGGACTATCAAAGAAAAGCAAGCGGTGTTGAAGATGGTGCTAAAAATGGTGCTTTCGAATATACAGCATTAAAAGATGGTGAAACAGTTCCTAATAACGAAACTGTTAAAAGGATTACCAAAATTTTACCTTTTTTCCGTTATCCAACTGCTAAAAGCCCAAATTTTGTAAAACTTGGTGATGAAACATATAAAAAAGTACCGTTATATGATAAAATAAGAAAAAGCACTAGTCTTGAAGATATATATAGCCATGTTTTTAACGAAATAGAAGATAGATTGTTCACAAACAAATCTTATATCAATGATGTAATAAAATACATTAGGAGAATTGATATTTTAATGACAAAAATTTCTGATGAAAGCAAATTTCCTAAAAATGATTTTTATAAACTAATGCTAAAATATGGCTATAATAAAGAATATGGACGCGGAATTATTTTTATATATGACAATAAAAAGGATTTTACATTTCAAACAGACAATTGCATAAATGAAAAATATATGAATTTATGTGATGAAAATATGGGTGATTATCGTTACGAAAAGAAATATGGTTTTCAACCAGAAAATGTCGCTAAATTCTTTGCATTATTAAAATATAAAGACAAAGATATAAAACAAACATTTGTATATACAGCCAAAACACTTAGAAAATATGGTTTTGATGAATATGTTAATAAGACAATAAATTATTTAAATAATATTTGTTGGTGGGATATATTATCTAACGTTACTAATTATTGCCATGATTTATCAAAATACCCAACAGAAATTGGTCAAAAGGTTTTACAAATGTTTGCTGATTTGCTAATAAAGAATGGTTATCATAATATAAGAGAACTTAACAACGAATTTAGACAATTTCAAAATAAAACATATAAAGGAAATATTGATTGGAATAAAGTAGATGGCGAAATGGTCAAAAAATTCAAATGTCTTGAACTTTATGGTTACAAGCATTATGATATAACAAATGACAGTGAAACTGATGTTTGGTATCTACTTGGTTTGAATAATCTAAGGGACAGATATTATTTAATTGACAGAATAATGGATGACACACGTTATGAATTGCCGCCAACTTGGATTTATAAAGTAAGAGGAAATGACGAAGAAAAATTCAAGAAATACTTGCAATCACTTGCACATGGAAAGTTGAATTTAGGAAAGTTCATACAAATACTCAGAACCATTGGTTTTAAGGGAGAAATGATAAAATCATATCTTAATGAGCCGAAAATATTTTCAATAAATGCTAATTGGTCTGATTATCAATGGAAATATGATATGAAACCACCATGTGAAATGAGCAATGATGAAGCAAATATGAGAGTATTTAACATATTCAAAAAACAAGATTTGGAAGATGAATAAGAAAAGAAAAAAGAACATTATAAAGGATTATGAATCTGAAAAGGATGAACAGATGATTGGCTGTGAACCAAATTCAACGCCAACTTATTTCCATATTAAAGAAGCAGTTAAAAAGGTACTAAATGAATGGTATAACAGAAATATTCCAGACATTTCAGAAATAGGGGAATTTGAATATTATTTGGATTTTGATGAAGACGAATATATGGAATATTTACAAGACAATGAATTGGAGGACAATGAAGAAAACAAGAGAACATTCATAATGGATTATTCTGAATTTGATATTAATTTTTATGATTCAGAAACCTATCACCAATTTGGTTCTGCAAGAATGTCATATAGCGAAATAGAAGATAGTTTCGGAGAATTTGGTGAAGCACTTGCCGCACATATTTTGAATGATTGCATTAAATACGGTCAAGGCAGAATTGAAAAAAATGAACTTTTATACAGTAAGATAACTGTTGATGTGAATGACCCAAATTCAATAAATGCTGCTGCTGTCAAAATATTGCCGAACGGTGAATATTACAAGGGTTGTAGAGGCTTTATCTTGACAAATGGCGTTGTTGTATATACGGAACAAGAACATAACCATTGTAGTGAAATTCCTGGAATCAAAGGAACTGTTGACTTTATCAAAAGAGGAAATATAAGAGTTCTAATGGATTCTATTGATGTTTGGACAAAACCTACAATAGAGCAAAAAAGAACTTTGGTGAAAGTTGCAAGATGTTATGCAAATGACGATTTGGTAGTTTCTGTAATATATAACGGTTGTGAAAAATATAAAACATTCACAAACGTAAATGCTGAAGAACTTTTTGATTTCTTGGATAATATATATGGTGTGAACGAAAGCATATCAAGAATAATAAGAGAAGAAATTGAAAACACCTTGTTTGAAGACAATGACTTGTTTCAACTTGCAATTGATGAATATGGTTTGACAAACAGATTGGGTTTGGGAGGCTTTATATTACCAAATGGTGGTTTGCTTAAATTTTCAGATTCTAATGATGTAAGAGATATTGACCATAGAAATATTGAAAGAATATATAAAAGCAATAATATTGATATTCCATTAGATAAGCAATACAGATTCAGTTATGTTGTCGATTTTATGAATCATGGAGCAATACGATATGATTCTAAAAATGGTACAATAAGTTTCACAAAAGAACCAACAAAACAACAATATGCGGTAATACAACAAATTGCAAGAGTGAATATGAGAAATGGTCTTTACATTGATATTATAAATAGTCAAAATGGTGACGTTATTTATAGTTTTGAATATGACATACCAATGCCATTAAAAGTTGTTAAAGACATACATAAATATTTTAATGGCGGTATACAACAATTAAACGAAAATTCTAGAGCGTAAATAACATATAATGGAAAATAAAAAACACTAGTTACTGAAAAATAACTAGTGTTTTTTTTTATTGTAAATTATCATTTTGATGTTTTATATTTGTTTGGATTTCCAAGAATGTCTTTCAGTTTTTTTCTTGCTTCCAATTTTGTTTTAAATTTAGTTGCTTCATAATCATTTTCGACTATATAAATATAATCGTTTGAATGGCATTGCACATAACTTGTACAGAAAAAGAATGGAATTTCTCTACAAATAATGTAATGTTCATTATATGAAATTACTTCGCCATTGAAATTATATTCAAAGTTGTCTTGATATGGTACAATAAAATATTTTGCCTTTAACCATGAAACATTGTTTGTTGATAAATGGTCTCTTACATATAAAAAAATAATAATAATTAGAATAAAATCCATTATTGTAAAAGCAACAATTGATGGGTAAAAATTGTTATTGTTACTACATGAGATAATAATAATAAGTTCCAAAGAAATTAAAATTATTACAGACCATACAAATATTTTTATTTCTTTTTTTGTCATAATACACTTTTTTTATATTTTTCTTTTGCAAAGATAGTTGTTTTTTATCAAAAATGCAAATTTTTTTATGACTTTAACTTATTTTAACAAAATAAAAATTAAGGAATATTTATCTTTATAAATGGCAATGAAATGGTTTATAATATTATAAAAGAAGAAATACAACGTGTTTTGAAAGAAAATTATTTTGCTTCAAGATATGAAAAAGAATGTAGGGAAACGGCTGAAAGAATAATGAAGAAATTAAACTATGAAATATATGAACGTGAACAAAGCAATGAAAAAATGTATTTCTATATAACAGATTATTTGTGTATTCCATATAAAGAATCAAATGAAAAATATAAAATAGATATATCGGTGTGGTATGATAAAAATAGACCTTTAAACAAGTTCTATGGAGCATATTATTATGAAATGAATGACATTGAAATAGAAGTTGGAGAAAACGTAACATTTGACAATATATACGGAATTCTTCAGCACGAACTTACTCATGCCTTGGATTTTATGTTGAACAAAATGAAAAAATACACAATTAAATCACATGAAATACAACCTTATAATAGCGGTATCGAAAACAAGAAAATTGAAGAAATAATGTATCGATTGTGGGACACTTCTGAATTCAATGCACATCAAGCACCAATGTATGACAATTATCACAATGCTTTGATAGAAAAGATGATGAAACTATTGAATGACGTTTATTATGATGAAACAATAGATTGGAAACAAATTGGCTCTGTAATTCGAAACTATACTAATAGAATAACGAAATATTCTAATCCAGAAACAATAAAGAAATATTTTTTCGATACATCATTCAAAAAACTTAAAAAGTTCATAAGAAAAACAATATAAAAATATTTATTATAAATAGATATATCAATATGTTAATAACAGACGAATTAAGAGGCTTGTTCAAAATGGTAAGAACAAAACTTGGCGCACCAATAAGACAAATACAGTTGACAGATGATATGCTCTGTGATTTGCTTGAATTGTGTACTGCCGATTATGCCCAGCAGGTGCAGATGTGGATAATAGAACAAAATTGGTTGAATTTATATGGGAAAAATTCATTTTTGCAAAATCCACAAGATTTGGCATTCGCATTGACACAAAGAACAATGGATTTTTCTAGGGATTTCAGTTATTGGTTTTCAAGAGAGGTTGGCTTGCAACAGCGAGGCCCATACGAACTTAAAAAGGATTTCTTTCAAGTTGAAAGATGTAAACAATGTTATCTAATTCCCGCTGGACGAGAAATAAACAAGGTTCTTTATGTAACACCATCAACAACAAAGGCTGCTTTGTATGGTAATCTTGGAACACTTGACACTGGTATTGCGGGTGGTTTTGGTCAGTTTGGCAATTTGGCAAATGGTATGGGTATAACGGGTTTCTTTGTCGGTTCTGCTTATGACACAGCACTTTTATCTGCTGACTTGAAATACAAGAATTCCCTTTTAAGAGGTGATTTGGCTTATAAAGTTACTGCTGGTCCAAATGGAACACATATTATACATTTGTTATCAACACCAGGCTCACCAAATATGTTGGGTGGTCTTGCTGCTGATGACAATGCTTGGGGTTGGAACAGATTTGCCAATTGCTTTGTGTGGTACACTTATTATGATACAAACGGTAGTGAGGAAGATATGCTTGCTTGTGCTATCGAAAACAAGGACGATGTATTGTTAACACCAGACCAAGTACCGTTGAATAAAATGCAATTTGAATTGATGAATGAACCAACACAACAAACAATCCGTCAATTGTTGGTTGCAGAAGCAATGATAACTTTGGGTATTGTGAGAGGTACTAACAGCGGAGTTGTAAAGATTCCGAGCGCGGAACTTCAATTAGACTATAGCATGTTACTGGATTTAGGAAAGGCGGAGAAGGAACGTGTTCTTACAGAATTAAAGGAAAGACTTGAAAGAATGCTTCCTTGGAATATGATGAAGAACATGAATGATATGACAACGCAAACATTGGAGATTTTAAAAGCAAAACCACTTGGCTTGTATGTGAGATAACATATAAAAATGACAATAGTAAAAAAATACGTTTACTATTGTCATTTTTTTTGTTTGAAATTTTGTTTTTAAAAAATATTTTTATATATTAGTAAAAAATGGTATCATTAAGACAGCAAGTTTTTATAGAAAAGTGTAAACAAAAATACGGTGATTTATATGATTATTCAAAAGTTGACTATGTACATCACGAAACAAAAGTTTGCATTATATGCCCAAAGCATGGCGAATTTTATATAACGCCACATGAATTTTTAAGAGACGGAAAAGGTTGCCCAAAATGCGGTCATGAAAGAGGTGGTGTAAAGAATACATTATTGCAAGACGAAATTATTGAGCGTTTCAAGAAAATACACGGTGACGCATATGATTATTCAAAATTTGTTTATACGAAAATGTCAGATGACCACTTGTGAAATTTGATGCCGATTTCACCCGAATCAACTACTGTACAAGAGGTGGTCATCAGTGCTGCAATGACGGTGACGCATAGCGTCATGAGATAGAATTTGAAGTTCTTCATTTTTTTTGTTTGTTTTTAAAAAGTTAATATTTTTATTTTATTTCACCATTTTCAGTAATAGTATATTTGTTTGTGCCTATGTCAAAATGAGCAACACCATTAGTAAAATTGCTACAATAATCAGCCCATTCCTTTATCAAGAGATTGCCGTTTTTGTCCATATAATTGTATTTCGAATGACCTTTTTTGTAAATTATTACACCAACGAAATGTTGGCTGCGCGTCATAAAAGTATCATCAAACCAAATAGAAGAAACTAACTTTCCATCTTGATTGATAAAATTCAACTTGGTAAAAACATAAACTTTTGCCAACTCTTTCACTCCACCACTTCCAAAGGAATTAACCGATTCAAACCAATCTTTTGAAACGAGTTTTCCTTGTTCATTGATAAAATTCCATAATGGGCGTAAACCGAATTTATCAAGTTTTGAAACTCTTGCAAAACCATTTGTGAATTTGCCTACAATCTCATACTTTTTCATATAAAAATGATTTTTGTTATTGTTTATTGTTTTTGTTAATTTTTACGATGCAAAGATAAGGAGTTTTTTTGAATATTCCAAATTATTTTTGTTAATAATTGTTAAAACTTTTCAAAAAAATTATGGTTTGAATATCATTGTTTCATGATAATATGAATCGTTTTCGAATAATTTGAAATTTTCACTTTCATATAGATGCATTGCATTTTTATTTGATGGAAGAACATCTAGAACAACACAAGTATTCAAATATTCTTTTTTTATATATTGTAAAACTTGATGCCCATAACCTTTATTTCGATATGATTTCAAAATTTCAAAATTATAAAGATAACAACATTTTTTATTAAATGGTAGTTTGTGCTTAGTTTTAAAATAATAATCTTTTCTGTGTTGAACAATTATACTACCAATTTCAACACCATTTAATAAAAAAACAAGTTTGTCTTTATTAAATAAAGGGATTACTTTTTTTTGAATGTCTATTTCCATAACATTATATTTTTTATACTGCAAAGATAAGTAGTTTTCTTGAATGTGACAAATTATTTTTGTTAATAATAGTTAATTTTTTTTTTATTGTAATTCATATTTATTAAAAAATACATCATAAAATATGAAAAAGGTTATAAGATTGACAGAAAATGATATTCACAAAATTGTCAAAAACAGTGTAAAAAGAACATTGAAAGAAAATGAAAATAATGAAATGGCTATTAATCGTATCAACAAAGGAACATATAAAGGTAAAGTTTCAATGGATGAAGATGATTATAGTGTTGTAAAAAAAGCATATCATGACATAATTGCAATAATGGAAGATTGTTTGGCAAAAACAGAAAATTGGGATAGTCCAGAAGGAGAAGCATTAAATGCTATTTGGAGAGGTCCAGTTATGGATTTAAGAAGTTTGTTTATGAACAATATGACAAAATATGAATGGGATGAAACTCATAATGGTTTAAGTCATTAAAATTTAAAAATAGAATATTGTATAAAAAAAGAGGTTTCCATTAGAATGGAAGCCTCTTTTTTATTTTTCTGTCTATTGTAAGTTTTTTTACTGTTATGAACAACAGATGGTCTTAAACTGAGTAGTTTGCCATATTGTTCAATTTCATTCTTTCGCCTTGCTGATTCAGCGAATTTCAGATTTTGATTCCTTTTCTTTTTCATGGTATTATTTAAAGTTTTAATAATCACCTTCTGATATGTCAAACCTTTCATTTTCTGCACCAGAAGAATATGCTTCATGCGCAATTTCTCTGACAATATCAACAATTTTTTTAACATCCCTTTGTTTACTAATACCAAATTGTTTCAATAAAGGGACTAATTTATCGTTGCAAATTTGTGTTGCAGTATCGTTCTGACCAAACGGGTCGGAGCAATATAAGTCATATTCTTTTTTAGCCATAGTTTATATTTTTTTTGAATTTGATGGTGCAAAAATAGTATATAAAATTGATATATCCAAATAATTTTAGTTAATAAAAGTTAATTACAAATAACAAAAGTTAATTAAAAATATTTCCCATTTTCTCACATAAAAATCTACATTATCTACAATATTTTCGTAACAATTTTTTTTTGGCTTGTGAAAAAACAAAATACCATCTACAAATTCAAGCAACCTTTTAACAAATAAACCGTCACAAGTCATCTTTTTGATTAATTCCATAATATTACATGTTTCATATCTAATATTGTGAATATAATATTTTAAAGCATCAATAACAATTTTATATAAGTTTTCTTCTTTTAGAAATCTTATTAATATTTTTATATTCATTTGTTTCATATTTTTTTTAATTATAAAACCTTTTCAAATCTTCAATCATAAGAGGATTTGTTACTATTTCTGTATTTCCGTTATCATAATATATTCTGAACAATGAATTGTTGAAATTCTCCAATCTAGCATTTTTTATCCCATAAAGGAAAAATTTAGGGTCATAAGTGAATTCGTATTTGTTAATGAAAAGGCTGTCAAATATATTGAAAGGTTCATCATTATTCATAAGTGAATCATTTGTTTCCTTGTCATTATATATTTTATTTAATAATTGTGACCGTGATATGATTGATTTGCCGATTCCATTTTCAATGAAATTTGCCCAATTGAACATAAGATAATCCAATGTTTTATCATTGATTATTATGTTGTCAAAATCTTGCCATCTTAAACTTGTTTCTGAAATGTGGTTGGAAACATATTCAAGATTTGGTCTTACCAAATAAAAGCATATTGCACCCATCATTTCAAGCATTTTCTTTTCGTTAGGAAAACGCAAATCATCAAAAACATAATTCTTTGATGAATCAATCATTTCTGCCACACGATTAACATGCCAATCTTGATTATATTCTCTAATCAAATCAGTCCCTATGTATTGCATCATTTCCCTAGTATTGTTGAAAATATGGTTTTTCAATTTTTCTTCAACAGTTTTTAAAGGAATGTTTGTTTCTTTTGAAACCAATTCTATTTTATCATCATCAAGAATATATTCACTTTTAACATTCTTTAATTTATCAACATCTTCTATTGTTCCATCAATAAGTTTACCAATTAGTTTTTTTAAAGGAAGTGCAAAATACAGTCTTTGAAATCCGTTTTTCTCACAGATGTTAGCCAATTGTGTTTTACCGCTTCTGCATCTTCCAGCAAATGCTATAATCATGTGTTCATTTCTTTTTCTATTATGTCAGTCAAATCCTTTTCTGAATAAGCACCCAAAAGTTTTTGAGCGACATTGTTATTTTCGTCAATTATAAGTGTTGTAGGGATGCTTAAAATCTTGTTTTCCCTCATTATGTCACTTTCTTCATCTGTGCAGTTATCAACATCAACCTTGCACACTTCAAACTTGCCATCATATTTCTTCATTACAGAATCAAATATTGGAGCAAAGCGATTACATGGCGCACACCATTTTGCGCTGAATTTATATATTTTCTGTATCATTTTATAAAAAAGTTAAATCTTGTTAATTTTTTTCTTGCAATGTCATTCAGATTCCTACGGATTGGCTGAGTAATACTATGACTTTGCAAACCTTGTACCACATTATTGTAATTCGGTTTTTCAATTCTTTCATTTTTGCTTATTGTTTCTTTTACATGTGCAAAAGTCAATTCCTTTGAACGTTTTTTTCCTAATATAGAATTAACCTTATATTCAATTAGATTCAATGATTCTTGCACATTATCGTTAATAAATAGTTTGAATTCTGTTTCGTCCAAGAAACCCAAGAAGTTTTTTGCTCTTGTAAATGCAACATATCTTAAATTTGTTTCTTGTATCTTTTCCCAAGGTAGTCTTGCAGATTTAGAAGGCATCAAAGATTCACAAGCAATAAATATTCTATTTGCTTCCAATCCCTTTGCTTTATGTACTGTAGATAACATTATACCTTCCTTTGTTTTATCTGAAAAAATGCCATCAATTTTTCTTTTCAATTCTGATGCGGTGTTTATATCATTTGATAATATATCTAGTGTTCTGATTGCATCCAATCTGTTATTGAATGTTTCTGTTTGTTCCGCATCTTTTAATTCTATTTGTTCTTGCTTTGCTATCTTATCCCTTAATTCGAATAGTGAATCATATAATCTTACAAAAACGCCATCTTTTGAAAGGTCTTGATTCAATTCTTCCATATTTGTATCTTCAACCAACTTTTTAAGATTTGAGCCAAAATCCCTACCCCTTATGTAGCATTTTTTACCCATTTTAATATAATCATTATATATTTTCATCAATGGCGCATTGTTTCTACATAAAATCATATCACCGTCTTGCACATTTGACATACTGCATTTGAATTCAATATCCCCTACCCTACCATCATTGTTTTCCTCAATTGATGGAACAATTGTTTTCGCAAAGTTTACAATTTTACTTGCACATCTGTAAGATATTGGCAATGGCAAAGAATGCATATTTGGTAATTCCTTTAATTTCTTGAATGAATTTATATCTGCTGAACTGAATCCGTATATGGATTGGTTTTGGTCACCACAAAATATAAATCTTGTATTTATCTTATTGCATTTAAGCAACAATTCCCTTTGTACAGCAGAAAAATCTTGGCATTCGTCACCAAATATGAAATCAAATTGGCAACCTATTGGTTTAAGATATAAAACATTTGGCAACCAAACCATATCAGTATAATCAACTGATTGAAAATTTCTTTTTCCCCAATCCATTGCTTTTATTGCAACATCAACCTCATCAGCGATTATGTTCAAATCATATCTCTGTATGATTTCAATTGAATCTTTTTTGGTTGTTGCCAAATTATATCTCATTAGGTCAATTAATCTTAAAATATTTTGAAAATACTGATTATAAGTTTTTTTGCCTAATAAATACGTATTAATGCTAGAATAACCATTAGCAAGATTTTTAACAAGTTCCTTTTTATACTTGAATTCATCTAATTCAATTGTTAAATCTCTGAAATTATTTTTAAGTATTGTAAACCCAAGGCTATGCACAGTCGAAACTGTCACATTATCCCATCCTTTTACTTTTTTTTCAATATCTTTAACAATATCATTGTTAAATGCACAAAATAAAATCTTTTTATCTTTATCAATAAGGCTAATGGCTTTAACCATTGTTGTTGTTTTACCACAACCCGCATTTGCCTCTATCAAAAGATTCCCATTTCCGTGTTCAATAAAATTAAATATTTCCTCTTGATATTTACTAGGAGTTATTTCTGGAGCGTCAGCAATTTTTTTTGTTCTACCCATTTTTTTTTACTAATATATAAAAAAAATTTTAAAAAACAAAATAAGGAGTGAGGTTTTTTACACCTCACCCCTTATTTTTTTAAGGATAATTTTGATGATTACTTCTTCATCAAAGTTTCCAACATGTTTGCTAATGCTGGATTACTCTGAGCCATTTGTGCAATGTTCTTGCCAATTTGCTCATAATTGAAAGCCTCGTTGCTTGGAGCAGCAGCCTCAATTGGAGGCTCTCCATCAAGCGGAATTGAATTCAAGAAATTGATGATGTCTGAACGTTTTGCGTTATCGAGATTGCCGAAAGATTGCTGCCAATTTTCAACATTGTTTCGAACAAAATCAATTAGTTGTGGTCTTGACATTTCATCAAAATCTGGAAGATTTGATGGATTCATTGGAACATTACCATTACCACCCATTTGAGTAGGCGTTGGTGCTTCAAACTGAGGAGGCATCTGACCACCTACGGGTGCGCCAAACGGTGGGGGAGTTGGCATACCGCCAAACTGAGGAGGCATCTGACCGCCTACGGGTGCGCCAAACTGAGGAGGCATTGGTGCGCCACCATAAGGATTTGGCTGTCCATCACCAATTGGTGCGCCAAAAGGAGGCATCTGGCCACCTACGGGTGCGCCAAATTCATTTGGGTTTGGCATACCGCCATAAGGTGGCATTGGCATACGATGACCACGATTTCCCATTGGCATTCTACCGAAAGGATTGCCACGATGATTGCCCATATTACCCATTGCTTCATTAACATCTTCGATACGAACAACCTTGTCGGTTGCAATCATAAATGTTACCAATTCCATAAGGGTAATATCGCGCGTACCATTAAGAAGTGCATCAATGGCACTTTCTTGCAGACCCAATACTCTTGCCACCTCTTGTGGTGAGGTGTTTTTCGCTTGGATGAAATTGCGAAGGGCGTTTGCGATGTCGGTTCTAATTGCTTGGCATTGCTGATTTGCCATGTTGCGCAGTTCTGTAAGATTTCTACAAATCATTTTTTTTTCTGTTTTAATGTTAATATTACGTTGCAAATATATAAAAGTTTTTTTCCAAAACAAAATTTAAAGTCTTAAATAATGTTAAAAGATTCCTTAATTTTTTGAACAAATTCTTTGTCACTGATTTTTTCACCAATTTTATCAATATGATTGACCATTCTTTTAGCCAATTCAGATAATTCGGTTTCATTGTCTTTATCTTCGGCAAAAACGAAAACTGTAATCATTTGGTCATCATCAATTGGGGTCAAAAGATTCATTTGAACCCCAACTGTTTTACCAACATAATAATGGTCAACCATTAACCCACTTTGACTGATATGTAAGTCATACTTGTCTTTCCAAGACCCAACTTTGTAGTTTCTTTCCCATAAAGTTATCAACCAATCAGTACCAAGTGGTGGTATTGGATAATTCAATTCATAATATGATTTTATGTATATCCATAATGATTGCAGCATCAATATGAAATCACGCATTGCTGTTATCTTGTGCTTTAACTTTTCTTCTTCCATATATTTTATGTGTTAAAGAATTTTTTTCGGCATTCAATGAGCAAGTTATTGACAAAATCTGTATCAATATTATCTGGTAATGTTGATTCTTTCATCGCAATTCTCATTTCTTCATTTTTTTCACTGATATATTGTATGATTTCATCATAAGTGGTATTACCTAATCTAATATTCAAGATAAAATCCCTATCAATGTTTGTTCTATTGACATGAACTTCACCCGTTTTAGCAATTTCAATACCCATATGAAGCAATCTTACACAATGAGCGATGTTTTTTCTATCGAATTCTTTGCCTTGATTTTCCTTGAATCTTTCGGGGTTTCTGTTCTTTTCCCAATCCTTGTATTCCTTGTATTTTACACAATAATCAGTATATCCATTGGAATTGTAAGACATTTGGCAAAGTGGTTTTGTGTTCTTATCATCAATAGAAGATAATCTTACATCATAAATCTTTGGTTTGCCAACATTATTTTCAATGTTTACATCATCGTTTTCACCAACAATACCTCTATATCCTATTGGTTTGATTTTACAATTTTTCAGTAAATAGTTTATTGACCAAAATTTACTATGTCTGATAAACCAATTTGGGTGATAATAATCAATTGCAAATTTGATGAAAACATCATCTTCAATCCAATTTTCGTTAAAAATGTGGTTACCAAAATCATAATATAAACCATACATGTCTTGCATATTTGGTATTTTTACAAGACCACAATATTTTTGTTTCAAATGTCTATGTTCCAACCAATGCTCAATTTTAGTGCTTCCTTGTCTGTACATAGTATAACAAAAATCAAGTGGCTGCTTATGAACTTTAAATAATTCTGGGTCTGAAACAATTTTTTTGTTCAATCCCCTTGCTTTTTTGATTTGGTCAGAAGCATAGCCAATAAACGGATTGAAACAAGCCTTTGTGATGAATTGCTGACGATGTTTCTTAATATATGTCATAATTGGGTGTTCATACAAAACGAACTTTTCATCAATGAACAATGCTTCAAGCACTGTTGGGTTTGATTTGAGAAGCATTTGCATGAATTTTCCAAGTTCATACCAGCAAGTATCGTGACGTTCATCTGAAACTTCCTCTTGATAATTTGATGGAAGCCCCATAATCTGTTCATTTGGGGCAATATATACACCACCTTCGTCTACATCAGATGTGCCATCGGGTTTTTCAAGACCATATGCGTGTGAGCCACGTATATATCTGTATATCAATAAACCCTTTTCTTGTATTGATTCAAATGTTTCAGCCATATCTTATAAGTTTTTGTTGTGCAAATATATAATATTTTTTTTGAAAAAACAAATTTTTTATGTTAAAAAATATAAAAAAAATGACGGTGATATTTTATATACCACCGTCATTAAAAAAGAAATGCAATTATGTCAGACCGAATCAAAGCCAATCTTCATCAAATGGGTCGGTCTCACCGAAAAGTCCACAAGGGCGTGTTGGCTCAAAAAGTGGACGAGCAAGTGGACGAGCGAATGGGCGAACAAAGCGAGGCGCATTTACAGCCCCAATTGGCTCACGATTAGGCCAATTGCAACGCTTTACCGCGTCAAGTGCGTTTTCGTACTTAATCTTGTCAGTAACGAAACGCTCACGTCCGTTCCAACCCCAATAACGAGGATTGCTTGGATTCGGATTGTCGATGTGGGCATCGAAACCGTCTGGTTCGCGGCAAGGCTGTGGAGCAAGAATAGGCTCTACAAGTCGAGTTGGGCGAACAAACGTTGGGAGTTCACCAACGAAAGGCGGCATTACCTCACAACCGCATACGGGACGATTGAAAAGCGGACGATTAAAAACTGGAGTTGTTTCCTCAACTCTAACGGTAACAATACGATTACCATCACGGAATGTCTTTTCTGTAATCATGTTTTTTTTGTTTTGATTGTTAGTAATTTTAATTTTTTATCTCGTTTTTGTTTTACACTGCAAATATATAAAAAAAATTTTCAAAAAACAAAATTTTTATTGTTAAAAAATCTTAAAAGTTTTTTTAATTTTCATATTGTCTTTTTGGAAACTTGTTGTGCCATTTGCCATAACCAGTTGGTTTTCCATCTTTGAATTTTGATGGCGCACATTCGGAACATAAATGCTTTCCTTTATATTCCTCACCAACATCAGACCAATCTGCGGTTTCAGCGAATTCCTCTGCAAGCCAATACCATCCAAGTACAGTATTTTCTGCACAACCGCATTTTTCACATTTGAATATTGCCATTGTTGTTTAAGTGTTTTTCACATTGCAAATGTATAAAAAAAAATTCGGAAAAGCAAATTTTTTCCGAACTTTTTTTGTTAAAATAATTTAATTTGTTTGATGAAAAATATATTTTTCAATTGATTGTATCATATTTGTTGGATATGCTGCATCGTATTTCAATCTTTCTAAGCAAAATGTTTTATACATGTCACCACAATTCAAAAATTGTTTACAATCCCTTTTAAAATCTTCTTCTAAAAAATTGTTTTCTATTCTATAAAAGCATTCCATTAAATATTGTGCAACTTCAATATAATTTACAAAGCCTTCAATTAAAAGATTATCTGCGTCACCGTTAATTGTATAATCAAAATTGTAAAATGCATCCCATACCGCTTTTTCTAGATTTTCATATAAATAATTTGAATCCATATTGAAAATGCTATTTATTTCAGTTTTTAATTCATTCATTAAAGCGTTAATGAATGTTGTTTGTTCTTCTAATGTGCCATATACATCTTCATATTCTTTTCCATACATATGCTCATTCATTACAATTAGATTAACATAATCGGTCTGCATGATTTTTTTAAATTTGGTTAATTTCATCTTTGCTTGTGCAATATTTACACGAAATTTATTAAACAATTCATTTGCTTTCTTTTCATCTTCATCAAATGATTCATTCAATGCTTTTTTTTTATTCTTTGCAAAGATTTTTGGACGCATTCAGTTATATATTCACTCAATTCTGATTCTGATAATTTGATTGTATTTCTTCTTTCATTTAATTTTTTTCTGAAATTTCTCTTGAAATCTTCTTTAAGTGAAATCTTCAACAGATATTTGAACTTGTTCACTTGCCCAATGAAATTCTCCATTTCACTTCTTATACCAATATATTCATCCTTATCAGAAAGGGACTTATAAAACTCTTTTGATGAATCAAGCAAATCATCCAAGAATTTTTCTTTGCTTCCTATATTATATTGTATAGGTTTGAGTGTGTTTTTGGATATTTGACCATAAATACCTTGTGCCATTTCAGAAACATTGTCTTGAATGTCATTTACTGCATCAGCAATATCATCCCAAAGTTTATGCTCACTCATATTCGATGCATCCCAATGCATTGATTTGATTGCGGTTTTATATCCCTCAATCTTGTTTATATAATTCATTATATTACTTTCCATATTAATATTGTGTTAGACTACCATATTGACTGATTTTATTATGATACCAATCAATTATTATTTGTTTAAGAAATTTATCTCTATTAAAATGTGTTGGGTTTTCTGAATCATCATCTGCTGGTAAAATATTCTTGAATTTGTCTTGTACCATATAGAACAAATCTGTGTCGCTCAAATATTGCAATGGCTGTTTATATGAATCAACCATAATTACCATACCTTTGTTTTTTGGTAATCCATCTTCACCTATTTCCGAATTAACTGCTTTGACAAAATTTTTGTTCAAGAAATCAGTTACAACAGAAACTTTATCAGCCCAACCATTACTTTCTTCCTTTAATATTGTCTTGATAAGTTTCTTTTCCTTATCTTCTGAAATTATTATTTGTTTCATATTATAGAATTTATGTTTGCGCCAATTATTCTATTAAGCATTAAAAGCATTTTTTTTATTTTGAAAACTTCTTTTGGGTCAACGAAAATATTCATTTTTGATGCTGGATTACTATATCCTTTGTTGCCATATGATTTATTTATTTCATATTCAAGATTGTAGTTTCCAAATTTTTTACCAATAATTAAAGTAGATTTCAATTCCCACATACTTCTAAATCTAGGAATATCATTATGGTATTCTTCTATTTGATAATAAGCGTTGTTATCTTTGTTTCCACCCCTTATGATATATCTTTCTGTTTCATTTGATTTTGGTTTATAATTGCTTTTTATTCTACCCGTCATTGATGAAATCCCATTGTACAAGTTTGTTTCAATGTAGTTTGTAATGCTAGATAATGTTTCTTGTGATTTTGTGTATATTGTATCAAAAATTTTCGGATTAATTTCATCGTAATTTTGAATTAAAATTTTTTTATCTATTAACGAAGAATCAGTAAAATTTAGATATTTAATGTCATTATCATTTAATGTAACGAATAAAACGTTACATTCGCAACTGCCTTGGAAACCAGTTAAATTCCATCTTTTTATATCATATATTGTTGCAATTGTATTATTGCCCATTTCATTGGTATTTATATAGCATTTATTGTCATTTTCACTTAACAAATTCCCAATTTCTTCTTGAATGATTTTTCTTATATTCATAAAAATATGCTTTTATTCTTTTATAAATATCTATGAAACAGTCATTATTCAAAAACTTAACATAAAATTTTGCTTCTTTGATATTTAAAATCTCAGTGAAACCAAATCGTTTCCAATAGTTATGAGATTTCAAATCATTGTCAACAGCAATCCAGCAAATATCATAATTCTTAATGAAATCCATTGCAAATTCAATCATTTTCTTATCAAATCCGCAACCTCTCAATCTTTTATCGATAACAAATAGAAATCCGTTTATCTGTTTTATATCATTTAATGCATATGCTGCAAGTTGGTCTTGATTCTGTATGGGTGTTCCTATTTGAATAGGATAGTCACATAAAACAAGCAAACCATAAATAACTTTATTTCTAGAATCAATCAATTTAATTGATTTTCTTATGTTTATTCTTGATGAACGCAACTGAAATTCAGCCTCTTTTCTTGAATTTAATCCCATTGATTTCCAAAGAATGTATGTAATATCAAAGAAATCATCTTCATCAGTATTACATATTTCAATGTTATTTAATAGTTCTTCTTTTGATATATTTTCAAAACCAAGAATATCTGTTTTAAATGTAAGCATATATATTATTATTATTATATTATATTAGGGAACTATATACTTGTTGACACCAACAAGGTATATAACTTACTGCTTCATAGGGTTCGTAGCCTCTTCCCTCCACAGTCTCTGAATCCCGCTTCCCTACGGGCTTTTATTTTTTGTTATTTTTTATCTCATTTAACGCCAACAAGGTTTTGCTTGTCAAACGCAATTTCCTTGATATTAATTGCTGCGTTTATATCTCTATCATGCCTTGTTCCGCATACTGGACATATCCATTCCCTATTATTTAATAATAAGTCTTTATTGATATATCCGCAATTATGGCATAATTTGCTGCTTGGCTCAAATCTACCAATGAACAGCACATTCTTGCCATACCATTCACTTTTATAAGACAATTGTCTTACAAACTCGCTCCATGCAGCACCTTGTATCGCTCTTGCAAGACAATGGTTTTGCTCCATTCCCTTTACATTCAAGTCTTCAAGGCAAATTGCATCATAGTTCATTACCAAATGCGTTGATAACTTGTGCAATAAATCACTTCTTTTATTTGCAATTCTTCGATGACATCTTGCAATCTTAACCCTTATTTTCTCATGATTTCTTGAATCGTTCTTGCTTCTTGCAAATGTTTTCTGCAAATGGGCAAGTTTCTTTTGTACATTTTCAATGTATTTTGGGTTTGAGAACTTGATTCCGTTTGACAAAGTGGCATAATCCTTTATTCCAAGGTCGACTCCTATTGCATTATCCTTAACCAACTTGGTTTTCGTTGGCTTTTGCTTCAAATCATCAACCGTTATAACACACCAATATGTTCCGCAATGGTCTCTGCTTACTGTACAAGTGCCTTGCTTGCAATTTGATTGGTCAAATGTCTTATTCTTGCATAACGCCACTTTTCCCAATTTTGGCAACTTTACCGTCCAATTTTCAAAATCAAAGTGAACTGAGTTTATGAATTTGACAGAATTTCTTGTAAATTTCTTTGATTTGAATTTAGGATATTGTGCTTTCTTGCGGAAGAATGCAGTAAAAGCATTGTCAAGGCTTCTTAGTGATTGTTGCAATGCCTCTGTTGTGCATTCGTTAAGCCATTCGTGGTCTTGCTGTTGTTTCAACGATGTCAATTCCTTTGCAAGTTGCACATATCCTACGGCTTTGCCGTTTTCCTTGTAGGCACTTGTTTTTGCGTTCAAGCCCCAATTATATATATAACGGACACAACCAAAGAACTTTGACAAAAGTTCCTTTTGTATATCATTTGGTTTTATCTTGTATTTGTAGGCTTTAAGCATGATATTATTATCTTTTTATAATAAATATAACATTAAAGCAAAAAATACAGTTTTTACTATAATTATTAATTTTTTTCTTTAACTTTATCCCAAATTGTTTCTCTTATATCATTAATCCAATGGTCATCAATTGCTGAATTGATAATTAAATTGAAAAAAATTTCATTTTGTAATTTTTCCGCTTGTTCAATTTCTTTGCTTGATGCATTTTCATTATCTAATGTTTCTAAAACATCATAATCCACATCACCAATATCGCATAAAATTGGATTATTTTTATTTCTTTTATAAAATTCATTAAAAGTTGTTTCTTGGTTTATATCATAATCCATAAACTTATAATTGTACCAACATTCTTTTTCTTCGTCTGACAAATCTTCATTTGTTATACATAACTTATGTCCTATTGATTCCAACAATTGCTTATAATAAGCGATAAAATACCCCCAGTGTTCATTATCAAAAATCTCATACCACTTCTCTTGTAAAAAGAATTCTTTTGGTGTTATCCGTTCACCACCACCGCTAATATTATATCCTTTTTTAATGTTGGTTGAATCATATTCATCAATCCATTTTTTTTCTGCTTCATTTAACAATTTAATCAATTTTGTTGGTTCTTTATCCTCAACCTCTATTGTTTCAATTGTTTCTAATTTTGGCTCACCGTATTTAGCAATTGCTGCTTCACACACACAACAATGTTTGCGTTTTGATGCTCTCATATGTTGATTATGTCTTTCATTTACTGATGTTCTAGTTTGTCCAATATACACTTTGCCGTTAGGATATGTGTATTTATATATAAAACCTCTTTTCATAAATTTAAAATTAATGTCAACAAGTATATAGTTCCCTTATATTATTTTAAATAAAAAAGGCTGAATATAATAATACAATATTCAGCCAAAAAAAAACAAAACTATGGAAAAAACATGAACAAATTTAATCTATATATATATTCCCATTTGATACAGATATGTTAAACACATAATTCTTTTCATAATCGTGTTTAAGAATCAAATCTGTTATATTATCTTCAATTGTATCTTGAATGTATCTTAATATTGGTCTTGCACCCAATTCTTTTTTCTTGGAGCAATCCTTTACAATAAGATTTACAACATCGTTATTGTATTTAATGTTATAACCAATTGAATTTAATCTATTTGCAAATTTCTTAATTTCCAAGACTGTAATACCTTGAAGATTTTCTTCCGTCAAATCATTGAAATATACTATTTGGTCAATTCTATTAATGAATTCTGGTGTGAATTTCTTTTTAATTTCTTTTTCAATGATTGCTTTTGAATTTTTTTCTTCATCTTCAACAAAACCGATGTTACCACCTAATTCTTGTGCTTTTTTTGTACCAACATTTGATGTCATAAGAATAATTGTATTCTTGAAATTGACTATTTGACCACTACCGTCTGTCAATCTTCCTTCATCAAACAATTGCAAGAAAACATTATACACTTCTTCGTTTGCTTTTTCTATTTCATCAAGTAAAATGACGCAATATTGCTTGTTTTTGATTTTTTCAGTCAATTGACCACCATTATCATAACCAATATATCCAGGTGATGTTCCAGTTAATTTTGATACACTATTTTTTTCAGAATATTCTGACATATCTATTCTCACAAGTGCATTTTCGTCACCAAAAACCTCTTCTGCAAGTTTTTTGGCAATGAGTGTTTTGCCAACACCACTTTTACCAACCAAAAGCATTGTTGATATTGGCTTGTTTTTATTGCCCAATCCAATTTTATTTCTTTTGATTGCCCTACAAATCTTGTCAATTGCATCATCTTGCCCAATGATGTCTTGTTTCAATACACTATCAATATTAGCCAATCTTGTTTTTTCATCTGTTGTTGTTTTGGATATTGGTATGTTTGTCATTTCCGATATTGTTTTGCAAATATCATCAACATCTATTGTTTGTGTATATTTATCAATGTTTTTCTTATAATCCTTGTTTATTGAGTTGTATTCTGATTTTAATGTGTTTTCAATCGTCAATATTTCATCAACTGATTCGAAATCCCCATTATCAGCCATTATTTTCTTTTTTTCACTTAATTTTTTTAATTCATTATCAATATCAATCAGTCTTTGTGGCTTGTTATTTTCCAAACAAGTTTTTGCGCCACTTAAATCGAGTACATCAATTGCTGAATCTGGTAAACTTCTTGTCGAAATATATCTTTCAGCCAAATCAACACATTTAATTAATGCTTCATCTGTATATTTTACATTATGATATTCCTCATAATAATGCTTGTTTTGCTTTAATATTTCCAATGTTTCTTCTTTTGATGATGGCTCAATAACTAATTTTTGGAATCTTCTTGATAACATTGGATTTGATTCAATTGTACTTTTATAATCCTTGAAAGTTGTTGTACCAATTACCTTGATTTTATTATCAGCCAAAATTTCATTTATTAGGGATGAAATGTCAGAATCCTTTTCTTTTGTGTTTGATTTAAGAACTGTATGAATGTCATCAATAAACAGAATGTAATTCTCATTCGATTTCATTTCATCGAACAATCCTTTGATTCTTTCTTCAAAAGAACCTCTTAAAATTGTACCAGATATTAACGCTGAAACATTTAATTGAACCACATGCATATTTTTAATGAATTCAATTGAATTATCGTGTTCAATCAGATTAACCAATCCGTGAATAATTGCCGTTTTTCCGCATCCACTGTTTCCAACCAACACTACGTTGTTTTTTCTGCGCCTTGCTAAAAGTTTTATTATCTGTTCAATTTCGGTTTTTCTACCAATCAGTTCATCCAATTTACCTTCTCTTGCCATTTTATTCAAATCAATTGTATATGTGGATATATAATTGTTTTTTTGCATTAGCATTTTAGGGTTTATGTCGCTTTTTAATTCAATAAATTTTGGCATGTTTATCGGTGTGTTGTTTTTTAATATGTTAATATTGTTGTTTAATATTTTTCTTGCTTTTTCATTGCATTTGTTCAAAATGAACATATAGTCAATTCCAACATTTTTGAATATGTTAATCATTTTGTTGTTTTCATTTGATGGATTAAGCATCGACAATAAAATATGCTCAGAACCAATTAACTTTGAATTGGTGTACTTAATCTCATTTGAAGCATTATTTAAAATGCTTTCAAGTTCTTGTGAAAACGTTTTGTTTGTGTAATTATTTGTTGTTGAATGTTCATTCAAGTAACTGATAAAAACATTTCTTAATTTGTCTATGTTTTCTGTCATCAGACAATTATCCAAAATTATGTTCGCATGACACTTTCTTTTATCAAGTATTGCTGTAACCAAATGCTCTTGGGTTATTGTTTTTGACGGGAATTCGTTTATTAGAACGTCTTCCATATAACTTAGCAAATCGTTAAGTTCCTTTGTATAGTTCTTGTTATCCATTTATCACTTAATCTTGTTTATTTAAAATATAGTTTTTTTTATTTATTTGTCAAGTGAAAAAAAATCCAAAAATATTTGTTTTTTATTTTAATTTTTTATATATTTGCAAAAAAAATATATGGGGAAAATAATTTCTAAATATGAAAATGATTTGGATAAATGCTGGTTTGAAAGTTCAAATGTGCTTTATTCTGAATGCGATGACAAGAATAACCAACTCAAAACGGTAAGAATAACATTCAAGGATGGAACAACTTATGAATATTACGATGTTGCTGTTCAAGATTATCTGTTATTCAGAGAAAGCGCATCGAGTGGAAAAGGTTTTTTCAAATACATAAAGAACCACGAATTTACCAAATTGGAAGAAAAGAAAGATGTTGAACAGATTAAAGAACAATTGAAAGTATTGCTAGAAGAAGCAATGGAAATAACAAAGGAAAACGAAGAAACAGATGGAAATAAACGAGATTCATGTCAAGAGCAAGATTGTGAAAATATCATATGATAATGATGCTAAAATATTGCATGTGGAAACTGACTTAGACCCATCAATAATAGATGCCAATTTTAATGAATTGGAAAGTAGAATAAATAAAATTGAGAAACAATTAAATATAAAATGATTGAATTGTATAATGATGAGTGTATTAAAATAATGCAACAGTTAATAAATAAAGGGGTTAAAGTCGATGCTGTTATTGCAGATATACCATATGGAATACATAATAATAAATTTGATGAAATAATTCCTTTTGATGATATGTGGAATTGTCTTATAAGACTTATTAAACCAAAAGGAAACATAGTTCTATTTGCTAGTGGATTGTTTACTTATAAACTTGCCCTTTCAAATGAAAAAATGTTTAGATATGAACTTATATGGAAAAAATCAAAATGCGGCTCACCACTTACTGCAAAATATATGCCTTTGAAAAAACATGAAAACATATTAGTTTTTGGAGAAAGTGCTTCTTATTATGACCCACAAATGCAAGAAGGAAAACCATATAAAAGAAAATATACACCTAATAAAATAAACAATATGAAATATGGGATAAAGGGTGTTGAAACAGATAACAAAGGAACGAGACATCCAACAACAATTCTTGATTTCCCTCAAAAATGGAGAAGGCAAGACCAATTACATCCAACGCAAAAACCCGTAGAATTGATGGAGTTTTTGGTGAAATCATATTGTCCAGAAAATGGCTTGGTTTTAGATTTTACTATGGGTAGTGGAAGTACGGGGGTTGCATGTAAAAATACCAATAGAAATTTTATTGGTATTGAAATTGATGAAAAATATTATAATATAGCAAAAGAAAGAATTGAAAATGATTTTAACTGATAGAGATAATACTATGGACTATTACGATTGTGGATTTACTAATGGTATGTCAAGTAATTTGGCTAGTGTTCGAACAACAAATGATTATTCAACAGAAAATAATTATATTATATCTTCTAATTCAACACCTATTACTTTAAGTGAAATAGATTTTTTGAATTATAGGATTGAAAATTTAGAAAAAACTGTTGAACAAATGAAGGATATATTAAGATTAATGAATATAGATATTTGAATATGAATAATGTAGATAAACAATATTTGGATTTATGTGCTGATATTTTGCACAATGGTGTAGTAAAAGACACTAGAAGTGGAACAGTTCAGTCAGTTTTTGGCAGACAACTCAGATTCAATTTGTCCGATGGTTTACCAATTTTAACAACTAAAAAGGTTTATACCAAAGGTATTATTCATGAATTGTTATGGTTCTTAAAGGGTGACACAAACATTAAATATCTAGTTGAGAACAATGTACATATTTGGGATGCTGATGCATACAGATATTATTGTGAAAAAGTTAAAAAGCACAATGAAATATTGGAATATTTCAATGAGCAATATAGAATAACAAAATCGTCTGCTTATAATGTATATCCTTGGTACCAGCATATGGAAATAGAACCAATGGACGTATTTTTAGATAATGTTTTGAAAAGGAAAAGTATTTTTTTGAATGATAAACCATATTATTTTGAAGTTTCTAAATACAACTATACTTATGGTGATTTAGGTAAGGTTTATGGAAAACAGTGGAGAGCATTTGGAAATCCGCAAATTGACCAAATAATGGATTTGATAGAAAAACTTAAAACAAATCCAGATGATAGAAGAATGCTTTGCGTTGCATTTAATCCAAGTGATATGGATGAAATGGCACTTCCACCTTGTCACGTTATGTTTCAATTATATACAAAACCAATGACAGAATATGAACGTTTGAAGTATGCAAATGAACATAATCTAGTTGATTATGATACATATCAACATTTGGTAATGGAGCAATCTAAATTAGCAACTTTAAGCCATGATAATGGGGAACTAGAAATATATAGAAAAGAATTAGATGGATTCAAAATTCCAAAAAGAAAATTGAGTTTGATGTGGACGCAAAGAAGCGTGGATGTTGGTTTGGGTTTACCATTTAACATAACATCTTATGCGATTTTGACCCATATATTTGCCAAATTTGCAAATATGATACCAGATGAATTGATTTGTTCTCTTGGTGATTGCCACATTTATTTCAATGAATTTGAAGGAATAAAAACACAGTTGGAACGAAAGGGATTTGATAAATTACCAAAATTGATTATTGAAGGTAATCAGTCAAGAGTTGAGGATTTTAAGTATGATGATTTCAAGATAATTGATTATAAGAGTGAAGATGCAATAAAAATGCCATTAAGCGTTGGATAATTTTTTTGTTTTCATTATAGATAGTTTTTTTGTAGGTGGTGATAGTCAATTGACTATCACCATTTTTTTTTGTTTTTTTCTTAATATTTATATAAAAAGAATTTTTAAAAAAAAATATGGAAAATGATGATAGAATATTAATGAGGGCAACTCCCGAATGGATTGAGAAAAAATACAATGAAATGAACCAATTATTATTTAACGGTTCATTAGGTCAATGTAATTTTGGGTTGTTTTCTAGTGGAAGGGGTTCAGAAGGTGGTTGGCTTGGAAGATTCAGAATTGGTGGAAAAATTGTTGTAAATAGAGTAACAAGGCAAATGTCTACCAAACCTAAAAGTAGTGGTTTTATTTTCGTTGAAGGTACTACAATCAGACAATACAATTTCTATAATTTATGTCAACCGTATATTGAATTCAATAGTCATTATCAAGCAACAGAAGATGCTTTGCTGCATGTGCTTGTTCACGAAATGTGCCATTATTACACATATATGTATGGTAAAGCACCAAAACAAGGTCACGGTACTGAATTTAAACAAATTGCCCAACGTATATATAATGTTTCGAATGGAAAATTCAATATAACAACACATTGTGATTCTGCTGCGTTTGCAAATTTTAAGTTAGATGATGATATGGCTAAAAAGAAAGAGACAAGAAAAGAAAATAAAAAATCAAAAGCCACTGCTATTTTAGTTTTTACTGAAAATCATATTGAACTTTCTTTAATTTCATCTACAAATCAATCACTTTTAAATAGAATAATCAATGTGAACACAAATAAAGATAAATTTAGGGAAGATAAAAGAGGAAAAACAACTGCCATTTGGACATCAAACGATTCTGATTTCATAAACTTATTATTTAATAATGGTTATTCAAGAGTTTTCAGAACATACAAGTATTGGAATATTGAAAATAAACCATTTGTAGAAGAATTATTTAATTTACCACATGAAGTTATATTTGAAAACAATATGAAAGAAAACAAGAAAACAATATCACAGATTATCAACGAGGAAATAAATTCCTATTTTAATAATCAAACAAAAGGTGAATATATTGAAATTACTCCAGATATGGATTTGAGTGAATATTCTCCTTTAGAAATAAATTAATATGAATATAGTTTAAACGAATAAATGTTAAAAAAAATATAAATTCTTAACTTTTTTATATTTAATAAAATATTTATAAGAAAAAATAAAATTATGGTAAGTTTTTATAGAGAACATGAAGAAGTTGGATTCAAATCCATGCATCAAATAGAAGAAGTATGCTATATCAAGCATAACATTGTGGAAAACCCATTGAGTTTCCTTAACTCTTTCACAAGAGAGGCTAAAATGACACATGAAGATTTGGAAGTTCCAATGTGCAGAATAAATAGACATTAATTTTTTAACTTTTTGATAATTAGTGTGTATTTATTATTATAATTAAATGAAAAAATTTTATATATAAAATTATGAACAATAAAATTAACGAAGAACTTAGTAGAATCAAGTCAATGATGACTTATGGCTTGCAAACTGAGGGTAAAAAGCAGTATAGTACAGTTGAATATAGCAAGGAAGGTGCTGACGGAAAAATGTATGGAATTGTTCGTGAAGGTACTAAATACTATATCAAGATTGGAAAGACAAAGAAAGATAATCTTTTAAAGGAAAACTATGATTATATCGGTGGTTTCGCAAACAGAAAGAACAACGAATATAATAGTTATGCAAATGCCTTGAAACAGTTTGACCTTAAAATGATGTCATTGAAAGAAGCCAATGCAAACGGAAAGAACATTGTTGTGGAATCTTGGAATCCAGACAAAAATGAGGAACTTACTGTTGAGGCTACAAACAAGATGCGCAATGAAATTATGCGTCAAAAGCAAATTATGGGCAATGCAAAACTTATCAACGAAGGTAAGGGTTGTGAATGCTGCGGTAAGGGTGGTGACCCATTCTGCTGCTCAGTAGAAGATGAATTCGCTGACAACGAAGACAACAACATCAAAGGCAAGGATAATGGCAAGGGTGTAAGATATGATGACAAGAAATCAAAGGCTGTAAACGAAAAGGCTGACAGATTGGCTTGGCATAAGACTGGTGGTGACGCACAAGAAACCATTGCAGATACCTATATGGATAAATCTCACGGTACTGAAGTAGGTGATGATTCCCCATTTACAGAACCAAGACATACAAATGGCAAGGAAATGGAAAATGGTGTTGTTCAAGAACATAATACAGCAATGGCTTATGCTTCTGATAACCAAAATTCTCCAGAACCAGGCGTAGGCCCAATTGGTGATGACCAACCATTTGATGGTGAAAAGGGAACACAAATCAACGAAGATTTGAATCCAGATGAATATAACACAGAAGATGAATTGGATTTGTCTGATGGCGATGATTTTGAAGAAGATGGCTCGCCAGCACCATTTGATGGTGAAGAAACAGACCCAAGTTTGGATAGTTCATTTGATGATGATGCTGATGTAGATGCTGATATTGATGCTGATGTAGATGCTGATATTGATGCAGATGCTGATGTAGATGCTGATGTAAAGGCTGAAGGTGATGATATGGAATCTCGTTTAAGTTCTATTGAATCTACTTTGCAAACAATCTTGGACAAGATTTCTGATTTGGAAAGTGCTGAATTCGATGACGATGATGACCTTTTCGATGATGATGATTTGGATGATGATGTTGAAGAAGATGACGAAGAAGAACCAGTAGAATATGAACTTGGTGATGATGGCGAAGATTTTGGCGATGATGAAGAACCAATGGATGATGAAGAACCAACTGAAATTTACGAATCGGCATCTTATCGCAGAATGAAATTGGCAGAAGCAAGAAAAAGACAAAGAATGTTGAACGAAGAAAATCGTTTGAATGACTTTGGTAAACATCCAGCATATAGAAAAGTACCAATGCAACTTCCACCAACTGGTGAAGACAGTAACAAGCACGGACGTGATTGGAATGACGAAAGTGTTCATAGCGAACAACCATATGGCGAAAAGATAGGTAGCGGAAAACCTTTTGACATTAGTCCAGAAGCAATCCAAAATTCAATTGCAGAAAGCGTTAGAAGTTTTTTAAAAAAAAAAGATAACAGAGGAAGAAGATAAAAGACCAAAAAGGTTGGAAATTCCTCAAGAAATTCTTGATAATCTAGGTGGTTCTGATGAAAATTTTGATATGCCTCAAGACCCAAATATGATGGGCGATGACCCAAATATGATGGGAAATGAAAACCCTAACATGATGGGTGATGAACAAGACCCAAATATGATGGGAAATGAGCCGAGTGATATGGATAATGACCCCAATATGATGGGTGATGATACAATTGGTGATGATGCAAATTCAAGCCCATTGGACAAACAGATAACAGATGCGTTGGGTGGTATTACAAATGACAAAGACAAGGAAACAGTATTGAATTACATCAATAGTTTGGCTAACAAAGGTCAAGAAAGTGGTGGCGATATGGATGCTGATGTGGATATGCAAGGTGATGCAATGCAAAACATGCAAGAATCATTTGTAAAGGAAATGAATTTGGTTTCAGAACCAAGACAAGCCAAAAGAAACAAAAAGGAAATAGCAAAGCCTAGAAAAAGTCCTTGGATTTTCTAACAATAAAAAAGAGTGTGGTTTTTAATAACCCCACTCTTTTTTTTATTATTCAGATATTTATAATATATAATTTATTTGCGATATGAAGATATATAACAAGAAATCTTTGACACTTAAAGAAAACGTTTATAAGGTTAAGAATGTCAAATTAAAAGAAGTTGTGACAGCACAAGATGTGTACAATACTGCTGCTCCAAATATGAATAAAGTTGGAACAAAAACATATGATTTGAACAATGACAATAACCAACCTATCATTGTTAAAGGCAATTTCAATAGAGGTGATTCACAAAGTCTTCAAGATGCTTCAACTGAAATGGCAAACCAAGCCAATGCCATTCATAAAGGGAATCCAACAAAGCCAATAATTGGGCAAATGACTGCAATGAACCCATCTGCAAACAACTCTACAAACACTAATAAATCTGGAAATGTTGAACAATTGGCTGAAACTGTTGTTTTCAGCAAAAGAGAAATGAATGACTTTTTAAAAACGTTGTAATATGGAAATGATTATATCCGAAAAAGCCGTGAATTCGCTTCTAGAAAATACAAGCAAATACAGATTGCCAAATGAGATATACAATCATTTGGCAAAACATTTCACGTCTTTGGGTAATAACAAGGCTTTTCCCGATGAAGAAAAATATTCGTTTGATTACCAAATAATCAAAGAGCGTTATGAGGAAATTGTAAACAGATTGGATGAATTGAAAATACAATTCAATGATTTGGATGAATTGCGTTCAATGTTGAGCCGTTTGATGACTGATTGCATAAGAAAAGAAAAACCAATAAGGGATATATTGAACAAACTTTGTGAAAAAACTGTAAAGGGAATCCTTTATATGCCACAAGAAACAATTCTTTTCAGATGTTTGCTTGTTGATAAGGTTGAACCAAAGAAAATGCCAAGAATAATGCCAGAAGATGATTATGACAATGAATATACATTCAATGATGTTGAAGAAAAATATCTGACAAATGATGTTGTCATGAAAAGGAGATTCATTAATTCATTGGTTCAAGGGGCATCTTATTCGTTGTATCAGCAAAGCAAGAATTCATTTATGGATGAAATATTCAGAATGGATGATGAATTGCCAAAAATGTATGAGGCTATTGTGGCAATAAATGATTTCTTGCTTTTCCAACAAGAAATAAAATACAAGGATAAGGATAACAAGTTTACCGCACACGTTGATGTAACACTTGGTTCAAATGGAAAGAAAACAAAAATTGAGGCACAAGCAATATTGTTCCCATTCCTTTTAATTGAATCATTCAGAGGTTGTTGTGAATTGTTTGCTGCACACGGTTTGCCAAAGGAAGATGTCAAGAAATTAAAATATATCATAAGCAAGGCTGATTACAAGACTGCTGAACAGTGGGATATGAGATTTGGAGTAAAGTTATGGCAGATGCTTTCAAAGGGCATTGAAGATGCCGTTGTTATTCCTAATTTCATTTCTGAACTATCTTCTATGGAAACTAGTGAATTCTATTCATGTGTGAAAGAAATGCTGTCAAACACAAAAAAAGGCAATGAATGGCACGATGAATTATTATCATATTGCTATCAAAATGTGACATACGATGATATGCCACAAGATGTTACACAAACAAGTGACAATATGAGAGCAGTAATTTCAGATGACACACAAGATGATTCCTTTACAATTGAGGAATTGTCAAATATGAATGCCGATGATTTTTTCTTGAAGGAATACAAGGGTGAGCAACTTGTATTACCTTTTGATGGTAGTTCTCACGCTTATAGTGATATGCAATATATTGATTATCTTCAGCATAATTCTGTTGGAAAAACATTAACTACACAATATAAAAACCCACAAGATTATTTCAATTCATTAAATGACGATGAAATATTTGAATTATTTGAATGCACATTTTATTGTGGTGATGATGGTAGTGGCTTCAATTATGATAAACTCAATAATTTTGCTGTACAAATTGCTGATAAATATCCAAATATTTTCAATGATGAAGTTATTGATAGAGAACATGTAATTCCAGACATTGAAATAGATTCTTGGCATCCACAAAGTAAAATGTTTGATAATGATATTGATAGTCTATCAGAATTGATGAAAATATCAAATGACCCTCAATTATTGAAAAAAATTATTGTTGAAGAAGCAAAAAAATGTTTTTCACTTTTTATTAAAAATGCATTAACTATAACTGAAAATGGATTGATTTATGTTGAAAGAGGAATTGGAATACCTAATATTTTATCCAATAAACTTGATAATTATGGTGACGTACAATATTATGATTATTTAAATGATTATTATGAAGGAAATGTAGGCAATTGTTGGGCTTATAGAAAAGATTGTGGAGAAGCATATGATAATAGTATTAGAAATTCAACAGAAATCATTTTACAAGGTTATACAAGGTGTGAAGATGTGAATTGGGTGCAAACTTTTGCTCAAGATGATTATGGCGAAAGTGAGTTGACATTAAATACAGATGGACTTGTTGAAATAACAAATATATATACTAGAAGTAGGGGTAAAAAAGTTAATTTAAAGGCAAATTATCCATTTGTAGTAAGAGCATAAAAATATATGAAAAAGATAATATTAACAGAAAATCAATTTGCTAAAAATATATTATTAAATGAATATAAGGGTGAGCAACTTGTCATACCTTTTGACGGTGATTCTGATTCATACAATTATATGCAATATATAGATTATCTGCAACAGAATTCAGTTGGCAAGACTTTAACAACAAAATACAAAACACCACAAGAATATATTGACACACTTGAAAAGCCTTATTTGATTTGGCTTGCAAGATGTTATTTTAATGAGGTTCAATCATATGAAGATAGCGGTGGTTTCTTTGAAAATGATGGGGCTGTTGATGAATTAAAAAAGTTAATTCATAATTGGAATGAAATATATGGCATTGATTTTAATGAAAATATAGAAAAATCTGATGTAAGGGGTTTGATACATAATTCGAAAAATCCAGAGTTGGCAATAGATATATTTTCAAATTTCATGAAATATGTTTTGAGAAAAATATTTAAAATACTTTTAATAACAAAAGATGGGTTAATTTATGTTGAAAGGGCTGTTCAAATACCACAAATTTTTAATCATTCTTTTAAAAATGATTCTGGATTTGATGAAGAATTGTTTTATCATTTAAACAGCACATATTTAGGAAACGTTGGCGTTTGTTGGAGTTTTGGCGTTAATAATTCAGATGCATATTATGGTCATAAAGTATATACTAATGACATTAAAAACACCATAATTTTAAAAGGATTCACTAGGTTTGAAGATGTTGATATAATTGCAACCGTTTCATTATATTTTATGAATGAAAGAGAATTGAGATTAAAGAAAGATGGTTTGGTTAAAATAACAAATATGGAACTTCAAAAAAATACAGATGAAAATGACCCTTATTCTGAATATAAGTATATTGGTATAAAAGCAAATTATCCTTTTGTAGTAAGAGCGTAAAAATATATTAGTTTATGTTAAATGTTAAGGAAATACAAAAAGAATATGCAAAATCATACATTGACAAGACAAGAATTTACTTTATAGAACATTATCTGTCAACAATGGATGGTGAAAACGGTATGCAGCCGCTTAAACTGTTCCCAAGACAAAAGGAATTCTTGAAATCATTGTCAGAACATAAGGAAACGATAGCCATAAAACATCGTCAAGCGGGTATTACAACAATAACATCCGCTTGGGCTTCTGGTCAAATAGTTTTTGCCCCAAAAGACACACCTGAAACAATACTTTGCATCGGTAACAAATTGGATTTGTCACAACAGTTGGTTGAAAAGATTAGAAACTTTCTTGAACAGATTCCAAGATGGTTTTGGGGTGATGAATATTTCTCTTTTGACCCAAAATCAGAAAAGAACAAAAAAAGCATATTCTTGAAATGTTCAAAATCAGAACTTGAATTGTTCAACGGATGTAAAGTATACGCAAGGTCTTCTGGACCAAACGCTGCCCGTGGTATTTCTTCTGTATCACTTCTTGTATTTGACGAAGCAGCCTTCATTGAAAACGGAATGTCCGTTTATGCTGCTGCCGTTGCAGCAACATCAGCACGAAAGAATAGAAAAATTGTGATGATTTCAACACCAAACGGTAAAGATGCCTTGTATTATAACACTTATAGTCAAGCACTTACCAAAGAAAACAATTATAATCCTGTTGAATTCAAATGGTATCAAGATTTGAGATACAACAAATTCTTGAAATGGTATAAGAAAAATGCTGAAACGGGTGAATATGAATGGATTGAAGAAGAATTGCTTGATGACACTGGTACAGTTCCTTATGATGAGGAAAGGTGGAGAGAGTTGGTAAAGAAAGGATGGACACCAACGTCACCGTGGTATATTTCAATGTCAAAGGCGTTCAATAATGATTCCATTATGATTGCCCAAGAATTGGATGGCTCTTTCATGGGTTCTGCAAACAACGTTATTGCACCAGAATATATTGAAATGCAAGAAACAATGAATGTTAGAGAACCATTGCAAGATATGAAAGACCCACTTGTTGATGAAACTTGGTTTTGGAAACCGCCAATTGAAGGGCATAGATACTTGCTCAATATTGACCCAAGTCGAGGCACTAGTGAAGATAGAACAGCAATTGAAATAATTGATATTGACGGACGTGATGAAAATGGTCAGCCTATTGTTGAACAAGTTGCGGAATATCTTGGAAAGAAATTGGGCGATGATATTGGTGGCATTGCCTTCCAATATGCAAAGTTGTATAATGATGCCTATGTGGTTGTTGATGCAACTGGTGGTCAAGGTGACAGTTGTATTTTAACTATGTTGCAATTGGGTTACAAGAATTTCTATTATGAAGATAACAATCAAAAGTCATATATGGTGCAAAATAATTCAAAAACCCTTTCGACAACGAATTTGGATAGACTTCCAGGTTTTCACTTTCAAGGAAACAGATACCCCGTATTGGCTAATTTTGCAACAATGGTTCGTTCAAACGAATTCAAGATTCGTTCATTGAGAGTTATCAAGGAACTTGAAACGTGGATATTCAAGGGTGAGGCACAAAGAATTGACCATATGGATGGTATGCACGATGATACACTTACTTGTCTTGCAATGGGCTTGTTCGTGATGATATACTCTTTCAATAAGTTGGATTCAACAAAGCAAAAGGATGCTGCAATATTAAAGGCATATATATTCAATGAAAACAAGCCATATAACAGATATGCTAGTGATTCTGTAAATATGCGACCAAAAAATGATTATCATATGCCATTTTATGGCAGTGAAAATAAAAAAAGATTCCCAACACAAGTTCAAGGTGACTATTTGTGGGTGTTTGGTAAAATGTATTAGAAATGAAAAAAATTATATTAACTGAAAAACAATTTGCTAAAAATATATTATTGAATGAATACAAAGGTGAACAACTTGTATTGCCATTTGATGGAAATTCACATGCATATCACGATATGCAATTTATGGATTATTTGCAACATAATTCAGTTGGTAAAACTTTATCAACAAAATATAAAACACCACAAGATTATTTTAACACTTTACCAGATGATGAATTAATTGAAATATTCAGTGCTGATTTGTTAGACTTGTCAATATGGGAAGATATGCAAGACTTATTTGATAAAGAAATGGATTATGATGATTTCAATAATTTATTTGATTTAATTAATTTGTCAAATAACCCAAATGCAGCCAAAGACTTTATTATGAATATAATAAAAGAAAGATATTTAAATTTCATTTCAGAATTGACTGTTAGAGAAGATGGCTTGATATATATTGAAAGAGAGGTTGGTATTCCAAATATAAAGGCAGATAGAATGTTTTTTAAACTTCAAAAATATTTTAGAAATCAAGAAGACACACAATATTATGATTTTTTAAATCAAATGTTTAAAGGTAATGTGGGGGTTTGTTGGGCTTATATGAAAGGCAGTGGTCAAGCATATGATAACATGTTTGGAAATAAAACGCTCTTAACACTACAAGGTTATACAAGATGTGAAGATGTTAATTGGGCAACAACTTTTGAGTTTCAACAGTATAATGAATATGAATTAAGATTAAAAGATAACGGTTTGGTTGAAATAACAAACATATCTGTTAAAATGCCAAAAGGTTTGGATATTCAAATTAAAAATATAAAAGCAGATTATCCATTTGTGGTTAGAGCATAAAAAAAAAGACCAAGATTTATTTCTTGGTCTTTTTTTTGTGATTTTTAATCGATTTTGGTATATTTTTCAATTCTATTTCTTTATAATCAAATTTTTCAATCTTGTATTCGGTTTTCCTTTTAGATGCTTTTGTTATTGATTTTGATTTTTCCTTACAATCTTTCAATATTTCCTTTAATTCATCTTCTGTATCGGTTACGGGTGTGAATATCTCTTGAAACCACTTTGTCCAAGTGATTCCAGATGTTGAATAATACTCATATCTACTAACAATTCTAAATTTTTCCATAACCATTATAAAATATAAGGAAAAATAATTGAAAGTCAAGTATAATTGTGATTTGTTTTTTACAAAAAAATCCTTATATTTTAAATATAAGGATTATTATTTTGTTATGAAAAGAAGCGTAAAGGAATTAAAATTAGAGAATGAATTTTTGAACATTAAAGTTGGTACTGTGAACAGATTTGAACCTAAAACGTTTTATATAATGTTTTCATCTTGGGTAACACCAAGATATAATGGTGATTTTGAAAAGGATTTTTATGTTATTTTATCTGATTTCAAATATGAACTGAGAAAGAAATTGACAAAGAACGATATTTCACAGAAATTCATAATTGATTGTGACATAAATTTAAAAGCCATGAAAGAGAATCAAAAGAAAATGATGTCAATACAAATTATATTGAAACAAAATACCAATCTTGATTTCAATTTATTGATTGGCAAAATTAAAAATGATTTTGATTCATTATCAGTTTATTTGGCTAATAAATTGCAGTTAAATTCGTTTGAAATGTCAAAAAAAAGGTGATAGAAAAAATCTATCACCTTTTTTTATTTAATTAGTTAAAATTAAGAGTTAAGCCATTTTCAATTGGGTTAGTGCAAGCACCACTTTTGTTTACGTTATACAAGTAGAATACTTGATTTGCTTGACCGAAATTGTTTTCAGTAACTTTAACACCGTTGTATTTGCAATTTGTGAAATTGAATGTCCAAGTTTTCATATAACTCAAATCACCTACCAAACCTTTGTCAGCATTTGCTGGTTGATAAATGATAAGACCTGCCCAATCTAAGTCTGCTTCTGTATAACCCTTGTCTTCATAATTCCAATTAACGTTTGTAAAGTTAACAGTTACGCCAGTTGAATTAGTGTAGTTTGCAAGTCTCATTGCATTTGAATTAGCCATATCAAGGTTGAAATCACAATCACTTACATTGATAACAGCATCATTTGCAACTCTATAAATGTTAAATACATTGTGTTTCAATACTGGGTCATCAACTGTTACCTTTGAAGCGTTGAATGATTCAACTTCAGCACCGCTACCATTACCTTCAAATACATTGTAGATTGTAGAACCACTTTCAATTACAACATCTTCAATGTTTACGATTGGTGCATTGTAAATTATTTTGCCATTTGTTATCCCCTTATTTCCATTCAATGTTACATCTTGGAAAGTTATATTTTCTAATGCATTTACTCTAATGTCTGCTGAAGAAACTGTTGAATTTTCTAGAACAACTGACTTGAATGTCTTGTTGGATGCAGCCAAAAGGCTTTTTTCTGAATTAAGGATTACTGTTGTTTCAGATGTATTTTCAATGTTATTAACATCTTCTGCTGTATTGGCAACAATAACAACATATTCGAATGAACCGAAATCAAATGAAACGTCAAGTTGTTCGTCATCGTTAAGTTTCAAACCAGCATTTTCAGCATCATAGAAATCCAATTCAATAGTACCTACTTCAGTATCAACAACAATTGGTGTTGCACCACTTTGTGTCATTACTTTTTCATCCAACGCTTCAAGAGCCTCAGTAATTGTTTTGGCACTACCTACTATTTCTCCACTTAAATCAAGTTCAAATTTCTTGGTATCTTCATCATATGCACCACCTACAGCATCTTCAAGTGCTTTCAATTCAGTATCAGAAGCAATGTCTGTTGTGTCAATCAAATCTTTGACTGGAAGGTCAACAATTTGTTCTGTACCATCTGCTGTAATGAATGTCAATTCAAGTGCTGGTTCATCAATTCTTTGACCGTCAACAAAGTAGTGGTCAACGAGTTCTGCACTTTTCAAGAATCTGTCCTTTGGAATAGCAATAGAACCGTGTGCAATACCATCGTTATCTACCAATTCATATTTGGTATATACTTCAGTTTCACCAGAATCTGGGTCAACTTGTTGTATACTATATTCCAAATCATCAATTGCGTGACCAAGAACGTCAATTGCTTCTTTGATTGTTGTAACACCATCAAGTATGTCGCAAGTTGGGTCAGCAATGTAAGTGATTACATCATCAACAACTTCAAGGCCAGCACTTGCAATGATTTCAGAAACCTTCTTTTGGAGTTCCCAATAAGATTGTGTACCATCGTCAAAAACTGTTACTGAAAAGTTGCCACCGCTTTTGTAGCAAATACCAATCAATGTTTTAATTTTACTTCCATCTTTGTATCTTGCAAGTATTGGAGTACCGTCACAATCCTTTTCACCAAATGATGATGAAGAAAGTGATAACAAGGCTTGATTAGCCAATTCCTTGGAATCATAAATGTTACTAGTTCTCAAAAATTGAAGATACTTTTGTTGTTCAATAGAATTTGCCATAATTTTGTTTGTTTATTTTATTTTATTAATTTCTTCAATTATTATTTTTCTTATTTTTGATTCATTAAATACATTATATTCATCATCATAACTAGTTTGTGGATAATCATCATTATAACCATTATATGGATAATCATCATCTTCATTGCTATAAGGATTTTCGCCTTTGTTAATGAAATACTCAATAGAAGACGAAACCAATATGTAATGTGTTTTGGTTACTCTCGTCCATTGCCAATACGGATTATATAAATCCAAGCGTAAAGATTCATATAAATCGGGCAATTCTTTTTTTATTTTTCTGACAAGCCATTTGTAATTCAATGGTCTTGAACCTTTCATTAGTTCATCCCATCTATCTTGTCCTATATCTTCACAAGTGCATTCTAACCACATAATTATTTATCCAATATAATATCTCTTAGTTCAAGCAATTTTGCAACATCTTTAACCAAATTTTCTTCATTGAATTCTTGTTTCTGAATTTCCTCTTTAATTTGATTCAAGTCATTTTTTTCATCTTCATTGCAAGATTCCAACAATTTGTAAACACCAGCAAGGCATTCGCTTTTAAGACTTTCAAAGAACTTTTTCTTTCTTGATGAATTAATTCCGCTTTTGAAATCCATTATTTCCTTTACAAATGACTTTTCTTCTTCATTTAACATTGAGCCATATTTCTTGTCAAATTCAGAAATCATATTGAATACGTTGGTTTTAGTTTCGTTCAATGGCTTTATGTTTGCTTTAACATAAGATGCGACATCATTTAATTTACTGTTATATTCATTCAAATTAAGCAAACCTTTTTTATGAGAAAGAATATAGTCACAATTTTCAAATAAATCCATTTGCTCTTTTGTAATAGATTCACTTGGAATTAAATGATTTTCATTGATAATGTCCATCAGTTTTTGGTTTGACTTTTTAATTGATTTATAATCAATACCATTGGAAACCAAATCAATTGCTTCATTCAGATATTCGTTTACATTATCACTTGTGCATTTGTTCAAGGCTTCATAGAATTTGAATTGAGAATAAAGGTTTTTGTCTTCCTTTATTGTTGTCATGAATTCATTTATAACTTTTTTGTTTGTCTTGAATATCTGTGGCAGAACATTTTCAAATATATAGTTGGCAATACCGAAATTTCCGTTTTTATATGTATTGCTCAAATCATTTTTATATGCCTCATATTCACTAATGGCGTTCTGATGCAACGATTCAGCAAGGTCAATGTTTTCTTGAAGCAATGCCTTGTTCATTTCAATCACATATTTGTTCCATTTTTCCAAATGAGGGTTTATATACATATCTTTCATCCTAAAAACATTTATTTTATAATAAATATTATTTTCATACGAAAACCGTTGGTTTTTGAAAAAAGAAAATGCGGGTTATTATAAAAAAATAACCCGCGATTTATTAATCTTCCAAATACTTGTCCAACGAATTAATCATATCGTTGAATTCTTCATTAATAAGGAAAGCATCGTTATATACTTTCGGACGTTGGGAAATGACTTGTTTTTTATTGTTTTCTGACTTTGAAACAAGTTCGGTTATTAAATTAGTGGTTTTTTTATTGGATTCCATCATTCCATTTTGTTCTTGACCACCGCTAGCGGCATCTTCTGCTGGCATTTCTCCTTCATTACCACCTATTTCACCGCCTTCTTCACTTCCAGGCGTTCCAATTGAATCTAATCCGCTTCCAAAATCATCGCCACCGCCCATTGATGGTGGAGGTGGTGCGCCACCGCCTCCCATTGGGCCTCCACCGCCTTGTTCATCGCCACCTTGTGGTTGTTCTGGATATTGTGCGTTTGGCTCACCGTAAATTCTATCAACGGTGTCGAAAATACCAGTTCTCTTGATGATGGCGTTTGTCATTTGCAACTCATTTGCCAATGCCTTTTCAAGTCTGATTTCTTCAAGATTTTCTTGTATTTCCTTGTCACTCCATTTCATTATTTCCTTTAATGCTCTTGTAATTGACATAATAGGAATACCACCACCAGGGTCAGCAACGGCTGTTTGTATTGCACCAATTTTCTTTGTAATGTTATCAATTTCAAGTTGTTCTGCTTGTGTTGACGGGTTGGTCATTGACAATGTAAAGTTTGTCAAGTCATCTTCAAAACCCAACAAATACAAATGTATGCTTGCAACCTTGTTCATTTCCATAAGAAATGCTTGCTGTATTCTGTTGATTGTTCTTGTAAATCTTACATCCATCAAAGCCAAATTTTGACCATTACCCGCAGCATCTTCAAAATTCAAGAATGTTTTTGGTATTCTCAAAGCGGTAAGCACTTTGTTTTGAATGTATTTAATATCATCGATTGCTGTAAGGTTTTGTGCTGCTGGCAATGTTTCAATTGGATTTGCGGCATTAGGGTCTCTTACTGGAATGAAAATATCTTGGTCACAGCAATTGCTAACAAACAAACCGTTTTGATTCCAACTACCATCTGAGTTTATTGTACAAAGGGCAAAATTGTGTCTATCTTCCTCGCCATTTAGACCTACAACAGTCATACAATATACATCATCACCTCCAATTATTTCTATATTTTTAATTGTATGGTTTTTAAGTGATTCCGTTATGTATTCAGATATTGTAGCAAAACCCTTTTCTCTTATTCTGTTTTCTAGAACTTCTCTTGAAATAAAATGATTGTGTTCCAATCTTTTATTATCATTTATTGAAATTAAATAATCAATTAAATTGGTATTGATATATTCAAGCAATTCCTTGCGTTTGGTAATTCTATGTGACAATATTTCATTTAAAATTGAATCCCATATAAAATCATCAAAATGAATATTCATTTTTTGTGTTCTGTTTGTTCTACCGTCACCAATCCAACTATTTTTGCTTGCAATTTTTCTTATTTCGTCATGCTTTTTGTGTAATTCCGAATTGTTATATTCTTCAAAATCTTTCCTATATCCAATTTCTAACCCTTTTTCTCTTCTTAACTGTTTTGTTGTTTCTAATTTATTATATTCGATGATTTGTTTTTTATTAATTTCTTTAATATAATCTAATTCACCATTACCATATTTAATTTTTAAAGTATTCGAAATATTTTGCTTATGTATTGGTGATATTATTCTCCCTTTTAATGATTTTTTTAAGTTTTCAATGTGTTTTTGCCTTTTTTCTTCATCTTTCCAATTTCTTTTTGCTAATTCAGAATGCATTTTATGGTGTTCAAAATAGTCACACCATAATAAATTAGTTGGTTCGTTATTGTATTTGTTGAAATCTTTATGATGAATTGTATTATATTCAGCATTTTCTTTCGCAACATTTTCACCAATTAAACGATGTGTAAATTCAAATTTGCCGCTATTTGGATTATATATTTGTTCATACCTATCAAATAATTTTTGACTATTTTTGTCAATTTTTCTATAAAACGGCATTACACTTTCTCCAATAATAACTTCATCAGCACGTTTTTTCGAACCATCACGCATAATCAATTCATGTTCTGGTGCCATTATGCAATGAGTGTCATCATCCAATGTAATTTTAACAAGTTTATCTGCGGTATAATTTTTACCACACCACACAACTTTTCCTGGAACAATTTTATGTGTTTTGTCTTGAATTGAATAGACATAGTTTGTTTTACCACTGTTGAATTCTTTTGCTAATTCTTCAATGGTAATTGTTCTTCCATCCAATAATGGTATTGGTGTATCTTTGTGTACTGGCATAATGTTTTTTCTTAAATCAATTTGACCAGTCATTGGGTCTATAATAGGAGTTCTTTTGAAATTGTTTGCTATATCTTCAACATATGCTTGAACATCAGCATCGTCAATTGCACCAACATAAATTTTATAGACTCTTCTTTCAATTGACCTTTCAAGACGATAAATAAGCATCATATCTTCCATAAGGGATAACAATCTCCAGTGTCTTCTCGCTGAATTTAATGCACTTACGCCATAAGGTAGATACATTGAGTTGTTTATCAATCTGAAATGAGCGATTTGCCAATTTCTAAAAGGTACTTGTGTATTTGTTTCATCTGTCCAAACAAACCTTGTTGCGGTATCTGCATCTTGTTTGTTATTCATAGGAATTGTAAATGCTTGACCACCATATGGATTTGTAATACCGTTTTCAAGTCTTTCAACATTGAATACTGGAAGTTGTCTCCACCCCATTACACCATTTTTATTATCAATGTTCAAAAGCATGAATTGGTTTCCATATTTGCACATTCCACGAATAATCATTTGTGACATTACTTGTATGTCAAGACGATTTACAAACAAATCTTCAAGAATAGCCTTTATTCTTTCTGATTTGGATGAAACAGTAATTACTTGACCGTGATTGTCAGTAAGTACGGATTCTTCTGCGTATATATCCAATGCAGCACCTATTTCTGGAAAAGCATCCATAAGGTCTGCGTCACGATACATCAATTTTACATTGTTCAAACCAGCAAATGCTTGAACAGACAAGTCTTGATTAGCCTTTATCCATCTGTCCTTTAACCAAGCATTTTGCTGTAATTCCAATTTCTTTTTTTCGTATTCGTTCTTGTCAGTTGTTCTGAATAATACTTTATTTGGGTTTGATAAGTCATAATTGTTGTTATGTTTTTGTGTATTACCAAAATTCCAATCACCAGTTAAAGCACCATCCAAATTCTGAAATACTGTTTTAATATTGTTTGGCATAATTTTTTTCGTTTACAATTATATAAAAGGGAACTATATACCTGTTGACTAAACCAACGAGGATTTGCTATATTGACGTTTCATAGGGTGTCCAATGACATTGCCCTCACCGCCCTTAAACCCGCTTCCCTACGGGTCTTTATTAATTATTTTTTTATATTCCTATCAAATTCTGTTTGTGAAGGGCAAAATCCCTTATGTTTATTGCAGCATTAACATCCCTATCATGCTTTTCTCCGCATTTGGGACAAACCCATTCACGGTCATTAAGTTGCAAGTCAGTCTTGACATATCCGCATTTGCTACATGTCTTGCTGCTTGGTTCAAATCTGCCAATGAATATCACATTCTTGCCATACCAATCACTCTTGTACTTCAGTTGCCTTACAAACTCACTCCATGCTGCACTCTGTATGCTGTTGGATAGATGTTTGTTTTTCATCATACCTTCAACGTTAAGGTCTTCCAAACATATTGTGTCATATTGTTTCGTCAACATTGATGATAATTTATGTAAGAAATCACTCCTGCGGTTTGCAATGTCCCTATGATACTTTGCGACTTTCAATCTTAATGCTTCATGTCTGTTGGAATTCTTCTGTGTTCTTGCAAACCTCTGTTGGAGCGTTTTAAGTCTTTTCTTGCATTTTTCCAAGAACTTTGGATT